GCATGTCGCGGCTCACGCTGAAGGTGACGGCCGTGCGGGTCGAGCGCCTGCAGGACATCAGCGCCGCGGATGCTCTGGCTGAGGGCGCATGCGGCAGCTGTCGCAACCTCGACACCGGCGAGGAGACGAGCGACGACAATGCGGCGCTCATGAACTTTGCGGGCCTATGGGACAACATCCACGCCGCCCGCGGCCAGGGCTGGCACACAAACCCCTGGGTCGCGGCCCTCACCGTCCAGACCATCCACGCCAATATCGGCGAGATCCGGGAGCATGCCGCATGACCCGCGCCCTTAACGCCCGCCTTGTCGGCATTGCCGGCGATCTTGAAACCTGCACCGCGCCCGACCGCGAGATCGATCTGGCGATCTGGTGGGAATTCGAAGGATCGGTGGACGCTTTCTTTGCCGATGATTTCGAACAGGCCATGCATGACGATCCCGTGCTGGCCATGAACACCGCCAATCCCCTCTGGCGCGCCGACACGACAAGCATTCCGCCCTACACCGCCTCATTCGATGCGGTGCTGGATCTGGTCGAGGCGCATGGCCATCCCCTTCGCTGCGAGCGGCGGCACAGGCATAACGGCCCGGCCGCGTGGATCGTCTGGGAACCCTTCGGCCGCATCGGCCATCGCGCCCCGATCGACGGCCGCACCGAATGCATCGCCCTCCTGCAGGCCTTCATCCAGATGAAGGCCGCCTGGACGGGCCGAACGCTGGCCGACAAGGTCGATATCGCCAATGACTGCCGCCCCTTCCTCGAGGAGGTTTTGACCAGCTTCCGCGAGGGCGATTGCATAACCACGGTCGAGAAGGCCCGCCGCGAGCTGCAGGACGCGAACGAGGCCATGCTGCGCAAGCTTGCTGGCGAAGCCGCGCCCGCATCGCCCGCCACCGGCGAAACCGGCCTCACCCCGCACGGCAATGCCATGCGCAAGGCCCGCGCCGGCCTCTTTTCCACACCTGACAGCGGCGGGGCAAACTGGGTGCGCCGGAGTTTCATCGATCCGGTCAAGGAAGAGCTGGGCGTGCCCTTCACCCCCAAACAGCCCGCACAGGACGCGCCGCCGGATCCCGGCCCCGCCGCCTTTGACCGGATGCGGGAAACCCGGCCGGCCACGGCCCGCCGCTGGGTCGAGGCCAATCGCATCCTGGCCGAACACTTCACCCGCCCCGGCGCCCGCCCGTGCCGCTGGGCCGATCTGCGGATTGCGGAGGCCCTGGGCTGGACGCATTGCGCAGGCGTGCAGGATGACGGTGGCGGAATGATCAGCCTCTTTGCCGGCATGCCACCCTGGCAGTTCAGCGAGGATGCCATCCCCGAATTCACCCGCCGGCCCGAACTGATCTTCCAGAACCTGACGAGCGGGCGGGAGGATGCGGCATGACCCAGATCGAATGGACCCATCTGCCCGGCTTCAAGGGCGAAAGCTGGAACCCCATTGTCGGCTGTTCCGTCGTCTCGCCGGGCTGCACCAACTGTTACGCGATGAAGCAGGCCGGCCGCATCCTGCGGATGACCGACGGTCAGTCGCACTATGCCGGCACGGTTGCCGACAGCAAGGCCGGGCCCGTCTGGACCGGCAAGGTGGCCCGCGCCAGCGACAAGGCCTTCACCGCCCCGCTGCGGCGCCGGATCCCCACCTGCTATTTCGTCAACTCCATGGGCGATCTGTTTGCCGAGAACGTGCCCGACGAATGGATCGACCAGGTCTTCGCCGTCATGGCGCTGTCGCCGCAGCACCGCTTCATCGTGCTGACGAAGCGGCCGGAGCGGATGCGGGAATACCTGCGGCCCAGACCGCAATGGGACTATAATCAGGGCGCCACCCCCTACCGCTACGGCAAGGCGATCCTGGCTGCCCGGGAGATTACCGGCTCGTACGCCTTTCCGTTGAACGGCTGGCCCCTGCCCAATGTCTGGCTGGGCGTGTCCGTGGAAGACCAGGCCCGGGCCGACGAACGCATCCCGCTCCTGCTGACCACCCCGGCGGCCGTGCGCTTCATCTCGGCCGAGCCGCTGCTGGGTCCGGTGGATCTGGAAATGATCTGGATGCGACGGCCTGGCGAGCCGCCGACACCGCTTTCCAACAGGCTCGGTGACTATGTGCGTCCGCTTCGGGGAAACTTTACCGACTCGCCGAAGCTCGACTGGGTCATCTGCGGCGGCGAGAGCGGGCCGGATGCCCGATGGCTGCATCCGAAGTGGGTTCGGTCTCTCAGGGATCAATGCGCCGCCGCGCAAGTGCCGTTCTTTTTCAAGCAATGGGGCGAATTCACCTACGAAACCCGCCCCGGCGTCGAGGTCGAACTTGCCGATCTGGCGCCCGGCGAAAGCGTGATCGCCGGGGATGGCGAGACCAATCACATAGCTTTCCGCCGAACGGGCAAGCGCGCCGCCGGACACCTTCTGGACGGTGTCGAACACTTCAACTGGCCAGCCGATCCGGCGGGGGCGCCGGCATGAAAGAGGCTGTCGTTTTTACGGTCTGGGATCGCGCCGGGGCAACACCCTACCTTACCCGCGTCATTCTCGGCCGTCTGCGCATTCACATCTTCCATCGCGGCGATGCCGACGCGGATCCGCACGATCACCCGGCCGACTTCTGGACCTTCCCGCTGGTCTCCTATGTCGAGGAATACCTCGACAAGGCTGGGCTGCGCCGGCGGCGCGTCGTCAAAGCCTTCCGGCTTCATCGCCGCCGGGCCGAACATGCGCACCGCGTGATCGGCTCCGCCGTCGACGAAAACCGGCCGATTGTCACGCTCGTCTGGTGGGGCCGGAAACGCCGCGAATGGGGCTTCCACACACCCGCAGGCTGGGTGCACTGGAAGCGCTATCACGGCCTTGAGAACGCCGGAGACCACCAGCCATGACAGCCGCCGCCCCGGTCACCATCGAACGCCTGGACGCCGGCCTGGACACGCTGGCGCGGCTGATCGACATGGGCGAGGCTCAATACCTGCCCCTGTTCGAACGCCTTGAGCGGGAACTCGCCGCCCTCCAGACCGGCAACACCGCGGCCGAGCGCGCCGCACGGCGGGCGGCTAGCCTTCCAGGAAGTCCAGGAGCGCCGGGTCGTAAGGCAGCTCGATCCGCTTCAGCAGTTTGAGCCGGTAATCCAGCGTTCCGCCGGATCCGTATTCCGGCCGGTTGATCGTGTGCCCCATCAGCAGGCGCCGCATCTCATCGCCCACGCCCGCCTCTTTCAGCCGGTCCTCGAATGCATGGCGGGCGGAATAGACGCGATGGTCTTCGCTGGGTAGCAATGCGCGCCGGCGCAGATGCTTCATCATCATGTTCGAGAACGCGGTTTCCTTGTCGCGATAGTGCTCGAACCCCTGCGGAAACCGCTTCATCGCTTCCAGCGCAATCCCGACCAGGGGTATGACGCGCACGCTCGACTCGGTCTTGATCTGCCGGGCCTCGTCAAAGTCGACGGCAATGTGCGGGATCTCCGCATCCAGCCGGATCCGCGCCGGCAGGATATTGCAGATCTCCGACGGCCGGCATCCCGTTTCCAGCACGATCAGGAAGATGGCGGCAGCATCGCGCCGGATGGCGCGCGGGTGCTCCCGCGTGGCGGCATAGGCATCCGCCCGCAACAGACGGTCGCGGATCCACGCCTGGCTGAAAGGCCGCACCTGTTTGCGCTTGCGCTTGGGATCGGCAAAGGTCAGCCCGTCGAACGGGTTTTCCAGATCGGCCTTGCCCTCGCGCTGGGCGATCTCGCGCCACAGCTTGCGCATATTGCCCAGATCCCGGTTCGCCGAATTGCCCGACCTGCCGGCCGCAATGCGCGCCTGCCACCAGTCGCGAAAGACCAGGGCGTCCGCCCGGTCGATATCCCAGATGGATTTATCGGTGCACAGGGCGATGAAATTATTGATGGCCCGGCGCTTCACTTTCTTGAAATCCGCGATCTGTTTCGGGCTCTTCCCGTCCAGCTCGTCGGGCGCGATCTTGTCCAGATAGATCTCCAGCGCCCGCGAAACCTTCATGGCGGGCGCAGGAGCGCCGCCCAGGGCCGCGTCGGCGGTGCGGCGAAGCTCGGCACCCCCTTTGCCCTCCAGCGCCTCCAGACGCTCGAGAATCGCACCGGTCGGCGCATTGTCGGTCAGATCCTCCAGCGATCGCCAGCTGAAGCCCAGCGCCTTGGCACGCGAGCGGGCCGCGTCATAGCGCAGCTGCAGCCTGTCCGAACCGCGCGCCTCGAGGAGAGACCGCCAGTACGCCTCGTCGGCCTCCGCCATGGCATCGCGCACGCGGCGCGCCGCCTCCAGCGAGTCGGTGCCGATCGCCTCCTCGATCATCCCGCGCGAATCGAGGTGCGACACCTTCAGCGGCACACGCCGCCGATAGACATAGCGGCCCTCACGGACCTTCAGATACCGGTTGTCGCGCTTCAATGATCCCCTCACGCGCCAGATTGTGTGGCACGGTGTAGGGCGTTTTGTGTGGCATTTTCAAGCCCAGACACAAAAAATCCGCGCTCCGGGCGCGGATTATTCAATCATTACAAGTATTAGTGACTTTAGTGTTGGTGCGGTCGAGACGAACCACCCGGCGCATTCATGTTATATATATCATTTACTTAATCCCATTCCCGCCAAATTTGTGTGGCGTTTTGTGTGTTGATTTGTGTGCCTTTTCGCCCCTTCCCGCACCACTCTTTTAGCGCGCCCTGCAGCACTGGCTCAAGCACGGCCGCAGTGTTACCGTCCGGCGCATGCAGACGTTCGCCGACAGCCCCGATGCCATCCGCGCCGACACACCCGCCCTGCCCGACCGGGACGGGTTCGAGCACGGTTTCACCTATCTCGATTTCGGCGATGCGGCGCTGAACCAACCCCTGCGCGTCGACGCGCTGTCGGCCGGGCCGTTCATGATCCATCACCTGGTGCGTCCGGACGGCTCGCTTATCGAGGATAGCGGGTTCGGGATCACGCTGGATCCCGGCGGCAAGCTCTTCCATTGGGGCCGGGTCTATTTCCCCCGGTTGGACGACGCCCTGGCGCTTGTCGATCGGCTGATCGCTATCGGAATTCCCTGGTATGAGCGCCCGCTCGTCAAATCGGAAATGCCGTTGATCCGCCAGATATGGGAAGAGGCCCATGCGGCCGGACAACTGGCCGACGGCGCACGCCTGCCGGCGAACTGGCCCGCCTTCCATGAAGGCGACCGCTCCGGAATGGTCTCCTAACCCGGGCCCCGCTCGACGATCGCAAGCTGATCGTCCGGCAGCGGGCGCTGCAGCGCGACGCTGTCCTCTCCGCCGGCCAGCCAGCGGCGACAGTCCGCCGGATCCGTCAGGATCACGGGCATCGCCTTGGGATGGATCGGCACGACCACTTCATTCGGCTCGGTCGTGAGGAAGGCGTAGAGGCGCCAATCTCGCTCGACGCGCTGGCGTCTGGATTTTCCGGGTACCTCGGCCAGCCGCTCACCCTTCCACGGCCGCCAGATGCCGGCGAACCAGGCCAGCTCTTGCCCGGGCACCGCGAACCAGGCGTTGCGGCGCCCCTGGATCGGCTCGGCGAAGCGGGTGAAGGGTACGAGGCAGCGGTAGTCCGGCTGCAGCAGGCATTCGCCGTTCACGCGCCGCCACCAGTTCGAGGACAGATTGCGGATGTTGGTGATGGGCGCCTTGCCCCGACCGGCCGGCGGGAGGCCCCAGCGCATCGAGGACAGCTGCGCCGCCTCGCCTACCGTGTGGATCACAACCCCGTCCTGGTCCGGATAGATTTTCGGGAGGCCCGCGAAATTGCCTGTTGCCGGTTCGGTCGCGATATCCAGACCCAGCTGCCGCACCGCGGCGCGGACGGCATCGAGGCCGGTATCCATGGAGTAGAGATTGCACATGCCGCCGACCTTAGCCCGAAATCAGCGGGCGCCATACCCCGCCGACATGGCCCTGAAAAACCATGTGACCATTGCAGTCCCAGCGCTTGCAGCGCGGATGCATGTCGATCGGCGAGCCCGCCCGGCCGCGCGCCCAGATCAGCACATCCAGGTCGGCCCGCAGGATCACGTCACAGCTTCGGCAGGTCAGCCGCAGCGGCAGGCCTCGGCGCTGGATTTCGCCGAAGGACCGGTAGGGCTCGAGCCAGATTTTGGTGACGTTCCGCGGGGCCATGGGTGCGGAACATTTGCGGAACACCGGGCCGGTGTCAATCGGCGGCACACCGGGAGGGACGCCAGCCATCCCGTTCCCCTGTTACGCGCGCTGAATTCGTGTATGGTGATCACATCAGGGCAGGTCATCAGGACCGCCCGACAGGTCAAGGAGACCGGAAATGATCGACTTTGCTTCCAAACACATCACACGCTGGAAAGACGGCGCCTTCTTCGATTATTCCGACGCGCTGGACGACGGACGTGTCGTCATCGTCTGGTACGATCAGACGAACGACGCATACCGCGTCGACGCCGACCAGCACGACGACTTCCTCGAATTCGTCGCAATCCATTGGGCTCGCGATAACGAGCCGCAGGAAATCGCGGCCGACGAAACCGACGCCGACTATCTCGACCGCATCGGCGTCAGCATCCTTGAGGGATAGATGACCCCTGACGAATTTCAGTCGACAGCCATTGCCATCCTGCGCTCCGGCGTCGGATGGCAATCGGCCATTGCCGAACGGCTTGGCGTGAACCGCCGCGCGGTGACGCGCTGGCTGACCGAGGGCAGCGTGCCCGACTGGGCCGCCAGCAAACTCTCGGATATGGCCGGCGGCACCGGCAGAGGCCCCTGGCCGCGGGATGAATGGGTGAATGGCGATGCGGTGGACGAGACTGGCCGCCGCCGCGAGTACATCGTGCACATCCAGCCACCGCGCTTCGTGGCCCGCGTCGTGGAGCTGGACGAATACGGCGATCCGGAGCCCGGCGAAGCGCCGGCCGACATCCTCTCCGGCATGGTCTACAGCGCCGGGCCGCTGACCCTGTTGTGCGAGATCGAATGGTGGGACGAGGTGCGGCGCGGCGAGCACGCAAAATGGCTGGACGCGGCCGCCGACGCGCTGGATCGCACGGCCCACGCTGGCTGATCAGCCCCGCCCCGCCACTACGCGCGCCCACCAATCCTGACAGGCCCCAACGATCCGCTCGTTGATCTGGGCGATCTCGGTCATGTCGCCGGCGCGCTGGCGCCAGTCTTCGCCGGCCGGCATCGGCTCGATCACGGGCGGCGGCGTCAGGCATTCGGCCGGCGGCCGCTCGATCTGCTCGCGGACGATGCGTTCAATCTCCCGGATCTCCTGTTCCATCGTCGGCGGGGGCGAGACCGAACGCGGCGTTGTACATCCCCACATCGTCAGCGCTGCCAGGACAGCTGCCATCATCATTCGCATCGAAATACCTCCGCAGCTCGGCCGCATCGGCCGTCAGGTTGCGCATGTCTTCCAGGAATTCGGCGGCCTGTTCGGCGCGCCAGTCCCGGTCGGCGGCGAGACGGGACTCTGCAGTGCTCGCCACGCCGGCCAGGCGGGCGGCCTGGTCTTCCACGCTGGCGACCACGGCCTGATAGTCGGCCGTCACTTGGGCACCTCGCTCGTGGGAACGGCCGAGATGGTACGCGGCCGGGATGATCCCGGCGGCGAATGCGCCGACGATGGCAGCGCCGATCAGGCCGCCCCGCAAGGCGCCGGATAGACGGCCTAGCATGACACCCACTCCCCGTTGCGGAGCCAGCCGTGCCAGACCGTTTCTATCGGCCCGCCGGTTCGATGCCGCTGCCGATGAACGGACGGATTGAGGGTCGGCCGGTCATAGTCGTCATTGAAATCCCAGCTCGGGCGCTCTTCGCAGGGCCGCAGGCGCAGCCAGCCCTCGCGCCCATCGCTTGGGCAGTTGTACGCCATCATCCGCTCACCATTGGTCAGAGTCTCGACCGTGAAGGCGCCGGGCGGGTGCCCCTCGCCGTCATTCCAATCCTCGGCAGGGACGAAGACGGCAGGGCAGCTGGCGCGGGAGGTCACGACCGCAGCTCCGGCGGTAGCGCCAGCGGGTTGCCACCGGCCATCGCCTGCCAGTGATGGCGGATGCGGACGACGTATTGCGTCGTCTCCCGGGCATGATGGCCGGTGACATCCGGCAGGCAGGGCAGAATGTCGTCCCAGTCACGCGCGCCGTCACATTCGGACTGTGCCCGGATGATGTTGCCAGCGCCGGCGTTGTACGAGGCCAGCGCCAGCTCCCAGCGTCTGACCTGCGGCCGGGAAGCGCTCCACACTGCCATCATGCGCGCCATGTACCAGGCGCCCCATTCGATCGCGATGTCGTCATGCGGAGACGCTCGGATGCCGAAGTGCGCCTGCGCTTCGGCCCATGTGCTCGGAACGAACTGCGCCAGCCCGGCCGCACCGGCCGGAGAGATTGCCGACGGATCGCACAGCGATTCCTGATAGAGCTGGGCGGCCCAGGCATCCGGATACTGCCAAGAGCCCCAATATGTGTGAACCGCATCCGCGATATCGGCCCTGTAGGGCTCACAGGCGGCGAAGCGCGCGGGCCAGGTCTCGGGAGCCCGGAATTGCTGCGCAACGCTCTCAGCGGCCACAGGCGCCGCGCTTTCGGGCCATGCCGCCGGGGTCGGTGGCTGGCCGTATGCATGCCCCGCCAGAATGGCGAGCCCGATCACAAAGGCCCCGCGCAGGATGGCCAGTGCTTTCGGGTCCGTCTTGATGAGGGCCAGCCCCTCGTCGCCTTCGGCATTCAGTCCGCGGATCACGGTCACCAGGCGCAGGCCCAGCATCAGCGCCACGACACCGCCAAGGAAGGTGGCGGTCTTCATCAGGAAGCCGCCGCCCAGGAAGGCGAAGGCGCCACCGCCCAGGATCGCCAGGCAGGCGATGATGACGATGCCGGCATTCCAGGTCAGCGCGCCTGTCAGGAAGCGTTTCAGATTGGACATAACTCTCTCCATGAAAAAGCCCCGCCGGAGCGGGGCCAGATGATCGGGGTGTCAGGGCGTCGGGGGATGGCGAGAGAGCCACCAGATCGTGATCGTGATGGCCCCGCCCTGGCCGAACAGGACCAGAAGGACTTGGAATATCCGCCGGCGCCATTTGTCGGCGCGAGACACCATCTCCTCATCGACTGCGGCCGTTATGGCTCTGGCCTGCTCGATCGCCAGAAGACGATCATTCAAGCGCCGCAGCTCCCGCATCAGGTCCGCTCGCTCGCGCCTCGCGTCCTCCTGCTGGCCCTCAAGCCGGGTGAATCGACCGCCGCCCGCCTCGAGCCGCTCGATCACCGACTGCATCTTGTCCTCGAAGAGGTTGATCTGGTCGTCGAGACGCTTGTTGAACCGGGCCATCAGCTCGGTGTGGGTAATATCCGGCTCTTGCGTCATGCGTCTCCCCTGAAGGCAGGCACAAAAAAGCCCGCCGGAGGCGGGTTGGGACTATGAAGAGTGGGCGGAAGGGTCTATTCCGGCGGCAGTCCGGCCGCCACCCGATCAGCTCGGGCGATGGCGGTCCGCTCGGCCTCGGTCGGCTCGCCCTCTCCGTTGAAGACCGGGCCGAACACGCCCTCGACGTACATGATATAGATCGCTGCTTGCGTCTCGGGGTGGGAGCGCTCGACAGCAGGCACAGCATTGAAAATCTGCTGCGCCATCCATATCTGCGCCTCGTATTCGGCTTCAGCCGGATCGGCCGGATCGGCCGCAAGAGCGGCGTCCACCCGGCGCTGCCAGCGCTTGGCTTCGGCCGGTAGGAGGCGGCGCAGAAACTCGACCTTGGGATCGCCCTCGTGCTCGAGTTTGGAGACGCGGGTGGCAATGGCCTCTATCTGGCTTTTTAAGGTCATGGTGTATCCTAGAACTGGATTTTTTCTATCAAATCGCTAGTCCGGTTAACTTGGTAAGCCACGCCGCCAAGCGGAGGCATGGCAAATCCTTCCCGGCCTGCGAAGGCGGTGGTCTGGCTGTTATACGAGCGCCCTGACACCTCATACGCCGGATCGGCGGTGTAACCGAAAATGTCGCTGGTGCTGGCCATCACGTGGCTGTCGCCGGACGCTGTCCAGCAGATGGCGGTGATATCGGTATCGCCGGCCGACGCGGTTGTAACAGCGCTCAAATCGCTGAAATCCATCGGCGCGACCAATTTTACTCGGGCTATGTTAGAATTGGCCTCAGGGCCAATATATAGATTCAGTAGGTCCGGGGACATTGTAATGCCCCACGGATTGTCGACAGTGGGCTGTAAGTCCACCTTCTCGGTCTGTATGCCGTCAGTGAACTTGAACGGCGTCGGCGTGTTGTAGACACGCATATCGTCCGGAGTACCGCCGCTTGACCGCCGCGACATAACCAACAACCACAATCCGTCCGGCGATAGATAAATACCGCGCGGGCCTTCATCGCCCGCATAATCAATCGCGATGCTGTCGTACAGCGACAGGGTCGAAAGGTCCCCTGGTGTGGATGCGCGCAGAATGTACACGGTGTTATTGTCGGTCGAGCCGAGAGCGAAAAAGGACTCGGTCAAGTCCATCCCGAGGCCGCGCGGGGCTGCCGTCCACGTTGTTGTGTCGGCGCTCTGAGTTACGGTTGACCCGGAGACGGCAATGTCCTCGGTTGTCCCGCCACAAATAGCGGCCTTGGCACTCCCGCCCGCGACGAACATGGCGCGGGCCAGGCCAGCTTCCGCTACCTTGCCGCGATCCACGGCTGACGCCTCCAGCTCGCTATAGTTTTTGGATGTGATCGATTGGCCGTACAGACCGGCCAATTCGACCCAGGCATCTTGCGCGTCGGCCAAATTAAATGCATCGGCAATTGATTTGTCGCTCGCCGCAATTGAAATTAACGAAAATGCCGTATGGGCCGCTCTGTCGCGGCCGCCAACTACTGACGACAGGTTTACATCAGTCATATTACATTATCTCCACTACGGAAGTGGTGTCCGCTTGCAAATGCGCTGTCTCGCCATTTGCTATAAGCAGATCGCCACCAATGGTGTCGCCCCCGTATCGAATGTCATGAAGGCCCGCCGTGACACGAACAGAGCCCCCACGGGCCTTGACTATAAAACGATCACCTACCGTCAGCGTGCCGGGCAGGGCGCGATCTGCCGTGCCACCTGACGCATCGACGATGATGCTTTCGCCGGCCACCAGCGTGCCGGAGCCCGTGACGGTCTTGCCGGTGAGGCCACCGCCGATACCGTCCGGCAGGCGCGCAGCATCCACCTTGCCGTCTGCGCCCAGCGCCAGCAGCTTGCCTTCGGTGGTGCCGGTGGCGGCCTCGAGCGCCTTGTTCGCTGACTGGCGCAGGCGCAGCGCTGTGACGATGCGCGGATCTGTGGCGGTCCCGGCTTCGGCTTCGGCCTGGCTGATCACGCCGGGCAGATCGCCCCACTCGGTGTCATAATCGCCGCCAGCGCCCTTCTTCAGATACTGCCCGGCTGTGCCGCCGGCGGGCACGCCGGGGCCGGGATCGCCTTGGGGTCCGGTCTCGCCCGTCGCGCCGGTATCGCCGGTATCCCCCTTCTCGCCGGTCGGCCCTTGAAATGGCACCGCGTCCGACCAGTCCGCCGTGGTGGCGCTCGCTTTGATGTAGAGGACAGACGGCGCGCCCGCGCCCGCCGCGCCGTCCAGCGACAGGTAGGCAAAGCCCTCCGGTTCGTCGTCATAGGTGCTGCGGGCGGAATAATTGCCCTGGGCATCCCAGTCGAACGGGTCGCCGGTATCGCCCTTCTCGCCTTGCGGACCTTGCGGTCCGGTCTCGCCCTGGATGCCCTGCGGGCCTTGCGGCCCCGTCTCACCCTGGATGCCTTGCTCGCCCTGCGGGCCGGTGGCACCTGTGGCACCCGTATCGCCCGTGTCGCCCTTCGCGGCGACCAGGTCCCAATAGGATGCGTTCGGCGGGGCCTCGTTCGTGCTCGCCGCCGTCGCGATCCAGCTGGCACCATTGTGCTCGACCAGATCGTCGACAGCATAGGTGGTGCCAGCATCCCAGGCGCCTGTCCAGTTGGCGCCCTTTTCGCCCTGCGGGCCCTGGGGGCCCGTATCGCCGGTTTCACCCTGGATGCCTTGCGGGCCCTGGGGGCCTGTATCGCCGGTCTCGCCTTGAATACCCTGCGGACCTTGCGGACCCGTCTCACCCTGGATGCCCTGGGGTCCGGTCTCGCCCGTCTCGCCCTGGATACCTTGCGGACCCTGCGGCCCGGTCTCGCCCTGGATGCCTTGCTCGCCTTGAATGCCTTGTTCGCCTTGCGGGCCGGTATCACCCTTCAGCTCCGTCAGCGCCACCAGGTTCGTCCAGGATCCGTCGCCCAGCCGCCACTGGATATGCGTGGCGGCTTTCTGCATGGACACTTCCCGCCCGTCCTCGCCGTCGGCGCCGGACAGCGGACGCGGATCACCCCATCCTGCCAGCGTTTTCGGGCCGTAGAGCAGCTGGGCGTCCAGGTCGATCGCGATCGAATTCAGCCGGCCGAGGCTGTCGGCAGGCGGCCCTTCCACGACCGAGGCCTCCAGCGAGGTGATCAACTCGACCACCTGGGCGACCAGATCGTCGCTGGTGATCGGCCAGTCCTGCAGCAGGGCAAGGTGAGCCGTTGCGAATTCGGTTTGCGTGATTTCGCCGGCCTCAAACTGCGCGAGCAGCGCGGCAAAGGCCGTCGAGTATTGCGCCGTTGTGAGGGCCATGCGGGCTTACTCCGTTTCCAGCTTCGCCAGCTTGCGCGTGACCGCGCCGTCCAGCAGGCCGGTCACGGTCAGCCAGTTGTCGGCGTGGGTCTTTTCATGGCCCGGCGGCAGATCGTCCGCCGCCGCGCGCACGCCGTCGCGCAGCGCGGCAAAGGCCTCCGACGACAGCAGGTCGGCCAGTTGGCGGAAGACGGGCGCTGTCAAGGCCGCCTCTTCGGCCTGCAGCCGCGCCTTTTCGGCCGCGATATCGGCCAGGGTTCGGGGTGATTTGGGCATGGTTTTCTCCTAGTTGATACGGGTCGGCCCGGAACGCTTCACATCAACGTCCAGAGTGATGTTTTCGGCCGTCATGCCGGAGGCATTGGCCTGACCGCCATCGATGTACTGGCCACCGACTGCGCGTTTCTCGAGGACGATCGAATAGGTGTGTGTTCCGGCCGCCGGGTACTCGGTCAGGTTGGCGGAGAACGACGGCCGGATGACTTCCGCAGCTGACGACTGGTTGCCGGAAACATTCCCTTCGGACTGACCGGCGCCGAAATACCGGCGCACCCGCCGTATCTCCGTCGATCCGCGCTTGATCACTTCCCAGAAGTAGACCCATTTCGCGCTGTTCGCCGGCAGGGCGAACTCGTAAGACCAGCTCATCTTCACCTTGTCGCCGGCAATCACGGTGACGGCGCTGGCCGCCCCGGAAAAATTGTGAACGTCCGATATGGAGTAGGTCGGACTACCGGTCAGCCAGGTGTGGGAGGCCGTGAAGTGCGAGCCCTCGTCACCGACAAGCCCGGCAACCACACCGTCGATCAGTACTCCGCCGCCCTCACTGTCGAATTGCAGGGTGCCGTCGGCCTTGCGTAGACGCAGGCGCCCGGTGTTCCAGTTTTCCTCGATCGTCTTGTGCGTGCGCGCCGCATTCCAGACATATCGGGACCGGGCGGTCATATCGAACACCATGTCCGGATCGGCATAGTCGGCACCAAAACCGATCTTGCCGGAGGCAAGCCGGATATCGCTCGCCGCACTGCCGCCGCTTTCGACCGCGGTAAACATGATGCCGGCATAGGTCGACCCGGCCGTCACCTGCTGGATGCGGGTCGCCTCCAGACTATCGACCGTCGCGGAGACGGTAGACAGGTCTGACGAGAGCGCAGTCAGTTCCTCGCCCTGGCTCGTCACCGTTGCCGACAGTGAGGTGAACGACGTGCCCAGCGATGCGACCTCGTCAGCCGTCAGCGTGTAGTCGGACTGCAGAGCGGCCAGGTTGCCGGCCACCGCTGCAACGGCCGTCGTGCGATTGGACACCTCTGCCGCAAGATTGCTGGCCAGTGTGGTCTGCTCGCTCTCGATCGCGGCGATGCTGTCACCGACGGCCGAGAATTGCAGACTGGTCGACGAAGTGAGCGCCGACAGGCCGTCAGAGACAGTCGTGATATTGTCCTCGTTCGACGCGATCGCCGCCCCGACCGAGGTGAATTGCGAGTTGGTCGTTGCGACGAAAGACGAATGATTGGTGGCGTTCGTCAGGATCTGGGTCAGCTGGGCCGCCAGATTGCCGTTGATCGTCGCGATCTGCGAGGTCCGGGTCGAGGACTCGGCTTCGTCGGCCGCGATGCGTTCGTCCTGTTCGGTCGTGACCGCCGTATAGGATTCCTGACGCGCCTCGAGGATCTCGGTGCGGCGCCGGCCGATGCGATCATTGAAGGCCAGCACGGCTTCCACCAGCGCCCGCGCCGTCCGCGCCGCCTCGATTTCCCGCGCATCCAGGGACGCCAGCACGTCCGAGGCAATCCTGTCGCCCAGGCTGCCCGCCGATGTCGCCACCAACGTATCCGGCACCGTCACGCCCAGCACTTCGGCGGGCTCTGCCGTTTCCGCACCGCGCTCATTGCGATAGGCGAGCCGGAAATCATAGGTCTCGCCGGGCGTGAGGCCGCGCACATCGCCGGCGCCGGTGCGTGGCGGCTCACTGTCGACCAGCAGATAATCGGCCTCGCTGTCCGTGATGCGGGCATAGACCAGGAGCGCGGCAATGCGCGGATCCTCGACCGGCGCCCAGGCGATCGTCACGCCCGGCACGGCGGATCCGGACGGGCCGATGAAGGTCGCCGGCTCGATCGACACTTCGGCGGGCACGGGCACGGTTTCATCCGCGCCGATTTCCGCAACGATCAGCGGCTCGCCGGCACGGCCGTCCGTGCCCAGCGCGGTGATTTCCACATCGTATGTCCGGCCCGGCTGGCCGGGCGGCAGTGCCACTACGCGCGCATCGGCGTCCAGATCCGCCAGCGCCTCGAACCGGTTGTCCGACCCTTCCTGCGGCGTCTGGCGCCAGCGTACGCGGAAGCCTTCCAGATTATCCGCCCAGGTGTCCGGCACGGTGAAGCTGACGAAGATCCCGTCGGCCGTGACGGAGATTGCCGCCAGGGCCGGTGTGGGCGGCGTCTGCACGCGCGGCAGGGTGATGCGGGTATCGAAGGCCGGCACCTCGCCCTGGTCGGCCAGGAAGCGCTCCGGCGCATAGGCGACCGCCTCGATCTTCGCGCCGAAATTCCGGCCCGGCCGGATCCGCTTGATCAGGATCTGGGCCGTTTCCTTGCCGAACTCACCGAAGGCGACGAGCTCGCCCAGGGCGGGCGCTTCGTCCGGATCGACCGGTTCGGGCAGGGTCAGCACATTGGCAGGCCCCGGCACGGTGGCCAGCGGCAGAGCCGAGGAGACCGACACGCGGAAAGACCCCGACCCGCTGCCCGCCTCCGTCACCTGCCGCCAGCGGATGCCATAGGCCTTGCCCGCTTCCATCACCAGGCGGCCCTGGGACAGATCGGGTTTTTCATCCAGCACGATGCCGGTGACATCGCCCGCTTCGTCGGTGATCAGCTTTTCAACCCGGCCGGATCCCAGCCCGACCAGCATCACATCATGGGCAACGGCCGCCAGGTGGCCGACGTGCGAAACCAGGCTTTCGATATCGACATCGAATTCGAAGACTTCGGTCTGGTAAAGCGAGGTGTAGAGCCAGAAGCGCGCCAGCTTCCACACCTGATCAGGATCGGTGACGCCGGGCACCTCGAACTGTTCATACAGCGTGGCCGCCACGCTGCCGGCCGGGCCGCCGCCATCCTCGCCCAGCTCGCTATACCCGTCGGCAAAGACGAGCATTTCGTCCGACCGATAGCCCTCATTTTCGTTGATGAAGGGCACGCGCAGACCGTGGACTTCACCCGGAAAGGTCTTGCGAAAGCGAAACCCGCGCGTCGATCGCGGGGTGAAAAGCTGGCGCTCGCCCTCAACTCGCTCGCCATCGATGATGACCGACAGCTTGCCATTGATCTGCACCGGCCGGGCGCGGGCCGCGGCGCACACCTGGCGTGCCGCCTCGCCGCGCGAGATCGGCCGGTCGAACACGCGATTGCACTTGTAGTCGTTCAGCTTGCACCATTGATGGAAAGCCGCCCAGGCGGGCCAGTCGATCGCATCGTCCGGCCGCGGCTTGGCCGTGTGGCCGCCGCGATAGAGGAAAAGGGCGCCGTCGCTGGCATATTGCGTCGGCCCGGCCGGCCAGTCGTCCGGCGTCACGTCCGACAGATCGGCATCCTCATCGTCGGCGATCGCGGGATCCAGCGTCTCGGCAATGCGGGTGACATCCAGATTGATCGTATCGATCACGCCGTTGAGCTGGTCTGACGCCTTGATACGCACGGCCATGTAGGCATAGCCGTCGACCGGCATGGGATTGCGCGACGAGATCGAGCGCAGGGCCGACCATTGCATCTCGTCGAACTTTTGCTTGTCATCGCCTTGCGGTGCGCCCACCCGCTGCAGCTCGACCTCGTATTGCCCTTCCGGCACGGCCGCGCGCAGCTGGACGGCAAAGGGCTTGCCGGGCGCGGATCGCGTGATGGTTTCAGCACCGCTCACCGTGCCGCCGGGCAGATTGCCCGACCAGTTCTCCAGATCCGGTTCTGCATCGAACCAACCGAACCGGTCGCGCCCGGCATCGGCCGCGGCCGCGTTGGCCTGCGGCGCACTGGCGCGGGCATAGGTCCAGGCGCCGGTGGATCCGGCCGGCCGGTATCGCATGTTCACGCTGGCCGACAGCGACTTCCATTTGCCCTTCGAGTCGATCTGTCCCAGCCCCTTCGGGAAGAAGACGATGGCGATCAGCTCGGTTGTCTTCGTCTGGCTGGTGCGGCTCACCCAGCCGGCATCGTCCAGCACAACGCCCAGATCTTCGGTGTAAGGATCGTCGCGATAGAGCGAGATCGGCGCATCGCCGGGCTTGGCGCGCACCTCGTATTCCACGCCGGTATAGTCGCCGATGGGCGTTTCGCCGATGCGGATGTTCGCATAGTCCAGCGGCATCGGGCCGAGGTTCAGGAGATAGCGCAGCCAGACTTCCTCGCCCGCCACATCCTTGACCGGCATGCCCTGCAGCGGCGGATAGATGCGATGCGTGCCGATGAAGGTGGGGAAGGGCTGGTAGGGCGTGGCGCGGTTGCGGGCGCCATCCACCGAATACACCGGATCCGGCGAGGCGATCCCGTCCAGGCTGGGCTGCGGCGGCGGCACCAGCGCATTGATCGCCAGCGAGCCGACAACCACGACAGAGGCGGCCGCCATGGCGGCGCCCAGCGCGCCTTGGGCAAAGGCCTGGCCGAATGCACCGACCAGCGCGCCGCCGGAGATCCACGCCGCCGTGGCGATCAGGGCGATCTGCAGCACGGTGCGCAGGATCTTGCCGCCATCGCCGCCGGCGGGACGCACCGACATCAACACGCGGGCGCCTTCGGCCGGGCAGGTTACGCCCCACACCTCACGCGGCACCGCCACGCCGTCGACATGGGCGACCAGATGCGCGCGGATCACGGGATCGGCGACAAAGGCTTCGGCCATGTCGGCCAGGCTGGCGCCGGCCGGCGCCTGAACCTGGTCGACCGCCTTGAGGTCAAACGGGTGCAGGGCCAGCGTGACGGCACTGCCCGCCTCCAGCGCCGCACGCGAGCGCGCGCGCAGGGCCGGAACCGTTGGCCGCAAAGACAGACCGGTCGCAGTGTCAGTCATAAAAGCCCTCGACACGCCGGGCCCAGACATGGGCCGACAGGTTTTCGATGATGGTGGCCGGCACGCCCGGCCGGGCCCCGGCCGGGTGATGGGCATGCAGGAAGAGGCCGCGCCCCAGGCACAGGCCGACATGCACGGGGCGCCCCGCCACATTGAACAGAACGACGGCGCCGGGCCGCGGCCGGTCCAGCCGCGACCAGCTGCCGACATGAGCGCCGATCAGGCGGGCCTGCAGGTCGAAGCGTTCGGCCTGGCTGGCCGGCATGGCGCCGGAATAAAGATCGGCATGATCGGGTGCGGGCCGGCCGAAATGCTGCGGCCGGCACCAGGCAATCAGCCCCCAGCAATCCCAGCCGCGCGGATCCCGCCCCCGCCACAGCCAGGGCGTTGCCAGATAGGGCCGATGCCAGCCCGGTTCGGGGCGCATGGCGTCAGAACAAAGCGGGCGCGTGGGCCGGCACGAAGGAGTACGACACCAGCTGCTCATTGCTGTCGTCATCCACGGCCAGATCACCGGCGATCTGCAGCCGGTCGCCCGAGGCCGAGACCATGCGCATGTCCGGCAGGGTCATTTCCACCGTGTCGGGATCTGCGGCCAGCACGATCTCGACCGTCACATCCAGCGCCGTGGTGAGGCTGCGCAGAACCAGGGCGATGCGCTGATCCACATTGTCGATCGTGATCGAGGCCAGCCCCGCATCGCCCTCGCCCTGCCCCGGCAGGACGAGATCGAAGCCATAGGCGGTAAACGTGTTGCCGCGGCTGACGATATCGACGGTGTTATTGACGAAGCGCAGGCGCCCGCCGGACACGTCCAGTTCCGGGAAGCTCTCGCCCAGATCGGCGAGATCCGGGTGATAGATCGAGACGAGGGCCAGATAGACCTCGTCTGTCTCCTGGGCGACGACGCCCTCGACAAAATCACGCGACGGCATCGATCAGATCCAGTTCAAAGCTGACGGTGAGTTTCGCGCCCGGGCCGGGCCGCACCGACACGCCACCGCGCCCGCCGACGATCCGGGCCAGATGATCCGTGTCCAAGAGGCCGTCATGCCAGTCAAAACGCTTGGCGCCGTCGGCCAGATCGTCGCGGATCCAGGGCAGGAAGACGTTCTTGTATTGCGCCACGGTCCAGCGGAATTGAACGCGCACCTTGTCGACCGCCATTGTGGAGGTGCGGCGGCCCTTGGGCGGGCCGTCATCGGTCTGGCTTTCCTCGCCATTCTTGCCGAGATTATAGCCATAGCCTTCGCGCGCCGGTTCCGCCGGCAGACCTGCCGGCCATTCGATCGCCATCAGCGCACCCCCGGGGATGGATTGAAGCCATAGCGGGTGTGCATTTCCTCGTCGAACTTGCCGCTGCCCAGCATCCCGCCGATCTGTTCTTCCAGCCAGATGGTCAGTTCGCGCGTGCCGTTCGCCGAACGCCGTTCGCTGGCCCGGGCGCGGCCGCCCTGCCCGCCGCCGCGCTCATCCTTCAGCGTGATGTTCAGATCGGCCAGTTCGACCCGCGCTGGCCCCTGCCCGCCCCCGCCGGTCTGGCCGGTCATGTTCGGCAGAATGCGCACGGTTTCGTCGGCCGACACCCAGGCCGTCGGCTTGTGATTGATCGACAGCAGATTGTTATCGATGCCGGGATTGCCGCCGATCCGGATATCGGCGCCGCGGTCGAAGCCGGGCAATCCGCCGGATCCGGAGCCAGCCGGCGCACTCGCCCCGCCATCGAACAGGCCGGATATGAAGGTGTCCAGCGCACCGGCCAGCGGGCCGATGATCGAGCGCTGCAGCTGGATCTCGATAAAGCTCTCCACGATCCGCTGGCCCATGCGTTCGAACGCATCGCCCACACTGTCGGCGCCGGTGATCATGTTCATCAGGCCTTCGTGGATCGAATCGAGCGTATCCACCCCGCCCCGGTCCAGCATGTCCAGCGTGTCGGAATACTCGCGCGCCATCTTGGCGAGGCCCGGCAGGCGGTCTTCCATGCGGATGACATTGCTGTCTTCCTGCCCGTAAAGGGCGTCTTTCACCCGCTCGATTTCCGCGGTGATGATATCGGCGTGCTCCGGGCTGTCGGCCCAGAGCTTGTAGAGATTGCCCAGCCGCTCGCGCGCCGCATCGGCCGGGCCGATCAGCGATTCCAGCAATTCCTTCTGGGCTTCCAGCGGATCGTTAGCCGCTTCGGCCGCACCGGCCGCCTTGCGCTCTTCATCGGTCAGGTCGGCCAGTTTTCCCGCCAGGCCGGCCGCCTCCATGCGCGTGCGGATGATCATATCAATCTGGGCCTGGCTGATCTCGATCCCGTGCTCGCGCGCGTCGTTAAGTTCGCTTTCCAGTTCCCGGATCTCTTGCAGCGGCGTCATCAGCGAGCGCAGGGATTGTTCGACCAGTGCCTCCAGCTCGCGCCGGCGCTCGGTGTCCAGCTCGTCGTTTGAGGGCCCCGCAGCACCGCCTCCCGGCGTGCGATCGCCCCAGCTTTCCAGCATAGAATAATAGCTGGTCAGGGCCTCCTGCTGGCGTTGCTGGATCTGGCCACGCCGCTCGATCTCCGCCGTGATGCGCTCTTCCTGTTCGCGCAGGATATCCGCCTGCACCCCGATTCTGGCCATCGCGTCACCAACGCCGTCCAGGCGCTCGATTTGCAGAGACAGCACATCCAGCTGAAGGTTCAGCTGTTCTGTCGTTTGCTCCTCGAGCGGAATGCGACCGGCCGTCAGCGCCGCTCGCGCCTCTTCATAGCGAGCCGTGGCCTCAGCCCTGGCCACTTCCAGATCAAGCGTCGCGAGCGACTGAAACTGCTGGGCGCGCGCCTGCCGCAATTCCGCCTCACGAATGTCGGCGGCCGCATCTGCAAATCGCTCCAGGACGCTGTTGCTAAACGCCGCATTGATCCCGTCCGCCGCCGCCAGCATCCGCGCCATTTCATCGGCCGACTGCTGCAACAGCGGCGCCGCTTCGCGCAGGCCCAGCTTGTCGGCCAGAGCGAGGCGGCGTGAGGGATCGTCGATCTCGCGCATGCGCTCGAGCACGGCGTCCAGGATGGCGGTGGCGTCGGCGCCATTGTCGACCAGATCGCGCAGGCCCAGCGCGTCGAAGGCATCGCGCGCCTCGCCCTGTCCGGTGGCGCGGTATTCGCCGATCCGTTTCGAGAATTCTTCCATGCCGGACAGCACGGCGTTGAAGTCGGCGCCGGCCATCTGGGCCGCACTGCCGATCGACAGGATGCGTTCGGCGGCTAGACCGGATGCGCGTTCGACGTTCTCCAGCTCTTCCGCCCAGAAGGCCGTTTCCCGGCTGCGTTCCATCAGGACGAAGACTTCGCGCACGGCCATCGCGACCACGCCAAGGGCCGCACCAAAGCCGAGCGCCAGCGGGCTTACCGTGGTGAAAAGCCGCGCGACCGGGCCCGCCTGTTGCGCCAGATCGCCCAGGCCGTCCTTGAGCAGCAGGACCGACCCGCCGACCAGATCCATCTCGCCCTTCACCGGCTTGGCCGCGCGCATCAGGTCTTTGAACGCCCGGTCCCCGGCGGGGCCCAGCTCGCCCAGGCGGCGCTTCAGCTCTTCCTGGCCGCGCAGATCCAGCTTGATCGCGACCGTGCCTGCATTGCGGCTAGCCATCCTGATCTTTCTCCGTTCGTTCGTCGCGTTCGGCGAGACCGGCGCGAATGCCCGTCTCAGCCCGTTCCAGAAGCTCGATCGCCAGTTCGGCGTCGATATCCGGGCCCAGGCGCCGCAGCGCTTCGCTCGTGTCGATGCTTTCGAAACCGCCCCATCCGGTGCGGAAACACCCGCCCCGCTTCACCGTGTCGAGAACGCGCTGGCCGGTGAGGGTGAGAGGAGCAAATTCCACCTGCGGACACAGATGGCGGGGCGGATCGTCAGGCCCGTCCTTGCGCGGATCCCGCACCCGGCCGCCATGGGCGCAGGCGGCGTCAACGGCCAGGCAATCGCGGCAGTTTTCGGCGCCGCCTGCAAAGAGGTATTTGCAGACGGCGCTTAGCCGTTTCCCTCGGCCGTCACCTCGCCGACGATCGCATTGATGCGGGCCTCGACCAGGGCGGCGATGTAGGGATTGCGCATGGCAGCCGACACGGCCTCCACACTGGGCTCGATCGGCTCGCCGGTCTCCCGGTCGCCGAAGCCTTCCCAGCTTTCAACCAGCACAACCGCGTGACAGATCAGCGCCAGCGTGCGCACCGCGCCGTCGATGGCCGCGGTCATATCGCCCAGACGGGCCCCGCGCAGCACGCCCAGCGCTTCGAAATCGGCGCGGGCCCGCTCGAGATAATCCGCATCTCTCTCGCCCTCATCGCGGGCGGGCACCGCCCGGCGTGCGGCGGCGAAGGCCGCCTTTTCCGTCGCGGTGGTCGGCCGGGCGATCACGATGTGCGGGACAAAGTCACCCTTCGCCAGCGCCGGCAGGTCAATGCGATACGTGTCCTGCCGGGGTTTCAGATCGAGCGGGATCATGCGGTTTCCCCCGGATAGGCCGCGATGCCGTTCACCAGGGTGAAGGCAGCGGCGGCGGCCGTGTCGGTCACCTCGCTGCGCACCTGATAGCTTTCCGTGCGCAAGCCTTCGCCGCCGACGGCGCGTTCGGTCGGCACGAAACGCGAGGCGGGCAGAGCGATGGTGAGCGAATTGCTCGCGTCGGTCTCGAACACCAGCTTGATGTCCTGCGGCGTCTTGGCGCGCGACACGTCGTACCAGACATTGTTGACGACGCGGAATTGCAGGTTTGACAGGATCGACGTGTTCACGTCCGGCGTGAATTCCTGTGCCACCCGGTTCGGCGACCAGGCGCCGCGAAAGGGCACCAGCGTGCGCGACAGATTGATATCGCCGCCCATGATGTTGGCCATGATCACATCGTCGGCCATGATCTTGCAGCCCTTGGCGGCCGGGAAGGGATTGAGCGCCAGGGCCGTGCCCGGCGTGCCGATAGGGCTGGAGGCGGGCGTGGCGATATCGCCCGCCATGCCCTGCAGGCTGATCTGGCGCCGGCCGCGTTCCGGCGTGAGGCCGATGCGCAGGCTGGACCAGGTCGCCGTGTCGGCCAGGCGCCAGTCGCCGCCCTCCTGCCAGGCGAAGGATCCGCCGGCATGCTCGCGCGCACCGGATTTGAAGACATGGGTATAGGGATCGTCGCCGGTCGGCTCTTCGACGCGCAGCAGGTGCGGCAGCACCCAGCCCAGCTGGTTGAAGCACAGCGGCAGATCGAGATTGAACCCGCCCTCGACCAGGTCTTCGGCCGGGGCCTGGGAATCCATCACGTTTTCAGCGGCCAGACCGATCAGCGGATCGTCGACCAGATCGTCGCGCCGGCGCGGCGTGAGCGAATAGTAGTTGAGCGGGTTGTAATTGCCCGTTGCTGCCGTGCCGGCGGCCAGCTGGGCAAGCGTGTAGAGTTTGACCTCACGGCCGGTCAATTGAGGCATGGGAAGTCTCCTGGATTAGCGGAAAAACAGGCCGCCGAACGCCATTCGGCGCGCAGAAACCGGCTAGCAGCGGCCGGCGATCGTCAGATCGCGGGCCTTGGCGCGGCGCCAGTGGACGCCCTCTGCGAACCCGGCCGCCTTGAGCGCTTCGGGGTCGCGATCGCGGATCTCGCCATGCGAGCCCAGCCCGTCGGCCGTCTTGAGCACGACGATTGCGACGGTTTTGACGGCGATTTCGGACGCACCGGCGCCCTCGCCGCCCGGTTTGGCAGGCTTTTTGGCCATGCTGGCCTCCTTTCAGGGTGGATCCGGTCAGCCGACCGGGGACAGGGCGACGAATTGCACCGCAATCGTCAGGTCATGGGCGGTTTCGGCCGGCAGGCCGTCCGCTTTCAGGTCTTCCGGCTGGAAGCGGCGGGCCTCGGCATAGGTGGCCTGGCCGCCCAGCGTGTAATTCGCGGTGATCGCGGCCACGATGGCGTTGCGGATCTCTTTCACCCGGGCATGACGGTCAGCATCGGCGCCGGCGACTGCATCGACGCGCACCATGAACAGGGCTTCGACATCCCAGGTCTGCGGATCGCCATTCAGATACGCGATGGTGTCGACTTCGCCGTCCGCCATCATCACCTTTTCGCGCACGCCGCCCGTATCGCCCTCCGGCGCATCGATATCGACCATGCGCGGATCCCGCACCGCGAATTCCGGCGTGTCGTCCAGCGCGTCCAGAGCGGCCCGGATCACCGCTTCAACCGCGGCGCGGGCCTCGTCGTGATCGATGATCGCGGTCATGGGCTTTCCCCTTCGCGGCCAAAGCGGCGGCGCGTGATCTCTCTGAAAGCATTCGCAAATCGCTCGACACCCTCGCGGCCAATCGCATCGGCGATCTTTTCCGGATCCACCAGCTTGGGCATGGTGGCCGAGGGCACGAGGACAAACATCACCACGCCGTTTTCTTCCTTGCGGCGGCGTAGAGTGGAGGCGCTGGCTGGCGCATAGCCCCGCTTGTTCTTTTGAACTTTGTCGGCCACGAGCAGGATCAGATCCTTACCCTTGACCTTGATGTACCGGAGTTTTCCAAATTTGCGTTCGGCCTGGACAATCGCGTAGCGCCGCGCGAGGCCAATGCGGCCGAACTGCCGAAATCCGTACCCCGCCTGCGGCGCGTTCTCGGTCGGGATCATGATGTACTTGCCGCTGCCAGCCCGAACCGTCAGACCTTCAGAAAACGCGCTGATGATGTGGGGCGCGTTTGTCCACCAGGTAACACTTGGCGCCAGCGAGGCCGCTTGGCCACGGTGTGGATAAACCTTTGAACGCCAAGTGTTTGCGACCTTGGGCCCCAGAGCCGGCCTCGTATCGGACCGCAGCTCACGCTTGCCCCAGTCGGCAACCGCATCAGCGGCGGCCATAGCCGCCTGGGCCAATTCCTCGACCGTTGCGTCGATATCGGCCGACAACGATTCCGTTACGGCGACTTCCAGGAACGTCGCAGAATCAAGCTGGCCGCTAAAAGCTAGGCGCCGGACAAGAGCTGGATCCGCCATGTCCTAACCGACCTCGACCAGGTCGAGGATCCACTCACCATTGTCGGCGCGGGGTGCGGCGTCGATTTTGAGGCGCCGGGAGACACCGCGGATCGTGGCCGTGAAGATCCCGCCCTGCCGCGGCCGGTCCAGCTCGGACGCCAGGACGCGCCCGGTCGTGCCGGTTGTGGAGATCTGGCCGTATTCGCCGCCATTCGCCTCGCTGGCCGTTTCCTCGACATCCAGGCGAACGCCGACACCCTCCCCGCCCGCGGGCGGGACATAGACAGCTGTCACCGCGAACGCGTCGAACAGCCGGTCATCCCCGTGCGCTTGAAAGAGGGCGTCGAACGTGGACGTCATGGTGTCAGAGTGCCTGCGCCGTGCGCGGGATCTCGATACCCAGGGCGGCCGCCTTGGCGCGGGACATGGTGACGATATCGCCGGCAGCACGCTGCGGCAGCGCCTCATACGAGCCGAGCAGCGCGAAACGCACCACGCCGGACGGCTTGGCGGTGGCCTTCTTTTTCGCCGGGGCTTTCTCGACCGGCTTGGTCTTGGCTTGGGACATGATGACCCTCCTTTCGTCGGTTTGAACGGAACCGGTTTTCGCCCGCCACCGCACATCGATGACGGGGGGAAACCGCCCCGGCCGGGACGGCCGGGGAGGTTCGCCATTCAAGGATCGGGCGGGCCCGATCAGTCCGATGAATGCACCTTCACCAAGACTTTGGGCTGTTTGCAGATCGGCAGAATGTTCATCTCCGCCCACAGGTTCACGCCCTTGCCGTAGGGCATTTCGTCGGATGCCATGAAGATCGGCAGGGCGAAGCGCTCGTCGACCTCGTCGGCGAAGTCGATATCCATGATGGCGGGCAGGCCATTGACTTCATCCAGCGTGTCGGCCGGCGCCGCATAGGTGGCGAACACCTCTTCGGTGCCGGTCGGCCGGGCATAGCCGGTCGAGGTTTCAATGAAGGCCTCGAGCGAGCCCGACTTCATCGGTGCCTTGCCGCGATATTCCACATAGGTGACATCGCCGAACGGGTTGAAGACCCGGCCGGAAATACCGCCGGTGCGCTGGCGATAGAGCTTGCGAAGCTCCCTGGCATCTTCGGAATTCTTGTACAGCTCGACCATATTGGGATGGGTGATGAAGTCGGAGAAGAATTTCGTATCGACCAGGACTTCGACGCCGTCCGAGCTTTCGCCCATCAGATTGTCCTCGATCGAGGCGCGCAGTTCTTCATCCTTGGCCTGCAAATCGGTGCTGTCGGTGCCCAGCTTGAAATCGATGACGGTCTGGGTGACGCCGAAATCGGTGTAGAGATTGGTCAGCGTGTTGCCGGCACCATCCTTGATGACACCCTTGAGAGCCTGGACGCGCAGGTATTCCGCCGTGATCGCCTGGCGCCGGGCAATCTCGCGCTGGCGCTTGGCCAGTTCCATGGAAAGATTGGCGGCGACCTCGACACCGTTCACGACCGTTTTGCGATCCTGCAGGTCGCCCGCCTTGATCGAATCCTCCGCCGGAAAGTGCGGCACCTGGAAGATCTTCAGGTTCTGACGATCGCGCTTGGCCTGATCGCCCGGCGCGCCGCGCGGCTTGGCCTCGAGGACGGTCAGAATGCCATTGTCTTCGGTGATCTGAACGAAGGTCGAGGTGAGTTCTTCCAGCGGGAAGACATTAAGCGCAGAGACAAGGCCGTAGCGCTTGGGGTGCAGGCGGACCTCCTGGGTCATCGCCCGGGCGGTAAACGGGAAATTGAACGACATGCCGTTTCTCCATGGCAGGCGCCCGGACGGCCCGGGGGCCGCGGACGTGGTCGAATGAGGGATCGGGGTTAGTGAGGGAAGGCCCGGCAGCGCACCGCCGGGCCGGGCGGCGTCAGACGCCGTCGCGGACGACGATGCCCAGGGCCAGCAGGGCCGCGTCGATCGCGGCTTTCTGGCCGGTCGAGGCGCCGTCGGGATAGGCGAGCTCGTCGCGAAGGAGCACGGCCGGGCCGCGGGCGAGGTACAGCAGCTTGGCATCGCTGCCATCCGGGGCCGTGGTGTCGCGCAGACACACACCGCGCACAGTCTGGCTGCCATCGACGGCGTCCAGATCGAGCGCCTGCAGCTTGACGGTGCCTTCGCTCACCGTGACGGTGAAGCCATCGCCGGCGGCGAAGTCGGTGCCGCCATCGCCCAGGGTGAGGGCAATCTCGCCATTGTCATAGGCTTCCGTGACCGTCAGATCGGCCTTGCGGTCACCATCCGGGCCGACCACCGAGAACAGGCCGCCATTGGTGGCCGCTTCGATGCATTCCAGCGTGTAGACGCCAACCTGGGCATTGGCACCCAGCGCGAGACCGGAGATCGTGCCATTGCCCGTATTGCCGTCGGCAGGCGCCGACGCGATGGTCAGCGCTGCGGCCGCGAGCAGCGTGCCGAGCACCACCGTGCGCACCGCGCCGGAACCGGCCAGCAGGGTGCCCTGTTCCCGGCAATACGACGGATCGTATTCCTTTTTCAAAAGATCGCTCAGGGCCTTCGGTTCAGCCCCGGTACCAACCATGAGAGACATGGCTTTCTCCTCGTTTGCAGCGTTTCAGTGAGAAGGGCCGGCAAGGCCCGTGTCTGCCGGCACCGCGCCGGCAGACGGGTTAGCGGCGGCGGCCGAGGCGCTTGTGGGCCGCCGACAAGGCGGAAGCCCCGCCATCCTTGTCATCGGCCTTATCGGCAGCCGGGGCCGTCGGCTTGACACCGGCGCGGCCGCCCACAAGCGCACTCAGGATCGGGCTGGCTTCGCGGGCGGCTTCGGACAGGAGGCCCTTGGCCTGGGCGAAGGTCAGGCTGCCCGCGCCGACCTGGGCGGCGAGAGTGGCACCAAAACTCGGCTTGCCCTGATCCTTGGCCAGCTTTGCGATCAGGCAACCGGCTTCGGCGCCAGTCTGGGCTTTGGGTTCTTCCTCGCCCTCGCCTTCGGCCGTGGTGTCTTCCTCCTCGTCACCTTCGGCCTTGGCGTCTTTATCGCCCTCGTCTTCGGCCGTGGTGTCTTCCTCGTCGTCACCTTCGGCGGTGCCGTCTTCCTCGCCGCCCTCGGCCGAGGCCAGCAGGGCAGTCAGTTCCGCCGATGCCGCTTCAAGTTCGGCAATCGCAGACTTGTCGCCGGTGGCGGCCTTGGCGCGCAACGCGGCAATCTTGGCTTTCAGATCCATGTCGGACTCCTGATCTGGGCCGCTCGTCGGAACGCTGGCCGTGCCCGGCTGGGCACCACCTCCGGGGGCGCGGCCGACACCGCCCGTTTGCGCATCAAAAGACCCGCCGGACGCAGCCGGACGGGCGAGAAGGCGCAGCGCCTCAAAGGCCTGCTGATAGGTGAGCTGATCGTCGACAATGCCGACATCGGCCGCCTGCGGATCCAGATCGGAATGACCGGTTTCCGCGGCGCCGACCGTGAAGACGCGGGCTTCCCAGCCGTGATGCGCGGCGATGGCCTCGGCATCGATGCGGCGGCCGGCGGCGAACTCGCGATAGAACCGGGTGGCGAGGTGATCGACTTCCGCCTGAAACAGGCCCGATTCCTCTTCGGTCGGCGCCCGGAAGGGCGTGCCCATGTCCTTCAGCCGGCCGGATGTCCATTCATGGCGCGTGTCGCCGATGCGCTCGAGCCAGCCGGACATGTCGAAATAGCCCATACGGATACCGATGGACCCGACCGAGGCATCCGGTTCGGCCCAGATCGCCCCGGCCTGGGCCGACAGGCACTGGGCCGCCGAACACGACATGCGGACAAAGGCCGCCGTCGGCTTGCCGCTTTCTTCGCGCACCGACCGCAGGGCGCGCGCCGCCTCGATCATGGATGCCGTAAGGCCGCCCGGACTGTCATGCACATACAGGGTGCCGGCGACACGGCTGTCCGCCGCTGCAGCGCGCGCGGCCGACACGATGCCGCGATACCCGCCGAACCATTCATCGTCGTACCAGTCGTAATAGCCGCGCGGCGTGAGCACCCCGGCCACATCGATCAGGGCGATATCGTCCAGCAGCGCATAGCCGCCCTCGCAATACTCGCCTTCGCCATTGGCCCAGACCGGAATATCGGCCGGTGAGCCGACGGGCTGCGGCGGCCGTTCATCCTTCGGAGCAACCACACGCTGGATACCCGCTTCGGCGCGTTCCAGGAGGGACGGATCGAGACCGGCGCGCCAGCGCTGCGGACCCATCAGGGCCAGACGCGCGACATCGCCCATGAAGCGTTCGGGCAGGGCAAGCGTTTGCAGCCCGGTCGGAAACCAGGGTTTCGGCATGGCGGTGTCCTTGTGCGCTTAGTTGGCCGGGCCGTCGCTGGATCCATGGGCGGCATTGATGGCCGCCATGGCCTGAAGATCGCCCAGTGTGATCCCGGCCTGTTCCAGCTTGGCCTTGTCCCGCTTGATGCGGGCGATCAGACGTTCGAAGTCCTGGCCGTGCTCGGCCGCCAGGTCGGACGGCGCGATGACGCCGTTTTCCAGGCGCAGGCGGTCGCCCATCGCTTCCTTGACCGGATCCACATAATCCTTGCGGCTTCCCAGCCATTTGCCGGCGAGGTAGGCGCCCGGCTCGTCAAGGATGTGCGGCGCGCCGGGCGGCAGATCCAGCTCGCCGCGCTCGAATGCCTCCTGCAGCACACAGAAGAGCAGCGGTGCGGCGAGTTTCTTTTCGTCCAGCGCCCGCTCGCGGGACAGCGATCGCGTGGCATCGTTCTGCGAGGTGCGCGCGCTGGAAAACGTCGTGCGCGAAAAGTCCCGGGTGAGCAGTTCGGAGGTGAGGCCGAGACCGGCACCCGACTGCATCGCCACGGCCGTGATCGTGTCGGCAAAGGCATTCGTGTCGCGCTGGGCCTGATTGATCTTCAGCTCATCGCCCGGGAAGGTCTGGATGACCCGCGTTCCGCCGACGCGGATCCCGGCTTCCTTGTAGAAGGCCTCACGGGTGTCCAGCAGTTCGTCGGCACCGCCTTCGGCGAACATTTCGCGGATGTATTCAGCATCCATCGACGAGGTGACGTTGGCAAAGACCAGGGCGTTCAGCACACGCGAGCGCAGTTCGGCCTCATTCAGGTCCGACAGGCTCTGCAGCCGCGACATCACCGACACGAAGGGCGAAATGCCGCGGGTCTGGCCGGCGCGCTTTTGCCGGTAGACATGCAGCACGCGCGAGCGGCCGGGGATCAGCGGATCCCAGCGGGGATACCAGTTTCCCCGCATGCTGCGGCCAAACTCGCCGACGCCTTCGGGATGCCCGTCCAGGACGTGATAGGCAATGCGCCGGCCGCGCTCATCGCGGCCCACACCGCTGATCGCGCGTTCGACCGGCACGGCATAATCGACACCCGCATCCTGAATCCGGGCCGACGTGCCCATACCGTCCGGCAGGCCCATCGGATTGCGCAGGCGGTCGGGATCGACCACCTGCAGGGCGGTCTGATACGGCCAGGCCTCGTCGGCGGGCAGCGCATTGACCAGGCACAGGGACTCGCCCTCGACCTGCCGGTGACGGCCGGCCAGATCCACCATCAGGTCAAAATCCAGCTCGCCTTCCCAGTCGCACCGGCATTGCGGATCCTGGGCCCAGCGGCGCCAGGCCAGCTCGATCGAACGGGCAAGGCGCGCCAGAGCCGGAGAATCGGGCGGCAGGCGAAAGGCCGCCGGATCCGGCGAGGACGCAAACGTGATCGACGTGCCGAACATCAAGGTCAGCTTCTGTTCGACGCCGGAAGCCGCGAGCGGTTCATCCTCGACCAGACGGCGGATCCGAGGCACGGCCACCAGCCGGTCGTGCAGCCAGTTCCGGTCGGCCGAACCGGTCGAGGCGCGCTGGCCGGCGAAGGCCGGGTCCATGGGATCCCCGGCGCGGGTGGCGGACACCGACCGGTGCGGCACCATCAGCGTGGGGCGGTCGGCCGCGGCCGCAGCGCCGCGCGGGCCCGACAGCTGGGCAGCACGACGGGCCCGGACGCGTCCGGCTGCGAATGCAGATCGACGCATGGGCCTAGACCTTTATCGGCGCGGCCGGGCTGCGGCCGCCGGTGAGGCGGGCCAGCTCGGCTTTAAGTTCACGAAGGCGGCGGCGGATGCTGGTCTCACTGTCTCCGGCCGCGCGGAAACGCAGTTCGCGATCGCCGCGCTTGATACCCTCGACACGGTCAGGATCGGCCAGGGCCGTGAGGCGGGTCTCGAGCGTATCGATCTCGGCCTGGACGGCTGCAGCATCGCGCGCCATGGGCGTCTCCGTTTCAGTTGCAGGGTGTGGCGGGGCGCGACCTGGGGTCCTTATTGCGAATGCCTTCGCGCAGGCTGGCCCGATAACCAGCCGCCGGGGGCCTTGCGAGCCGTACCGGACGCCCCTTCTCAGGGTATGGGGTGAAGCGAGACCGGCCCGTCGGGTCGGGCGGGCCGGTCTCGCGGGCCGCGGCGCGGGCCGCTCGCCACGGATCTAGTCGGCGTTCTGGGCCGCAAGGCGGGCGAGCGCGCCGGATATGCGGCGGGGCCGGGCCTCGCCATTCGTTGCAGCCGCCGCCGGCAGGACATCGCGATCGAACAGATCGCCCTGCCCTTGGGCCATTTCGATGACGGCGCGCACCTGGGCCTCGCGATCGTGCCATTCGGCATCCGACCAGCGGCCACGATGTTCGGCCCGGGCGCCGCAGTGTTCCAGCGCGGCCAGGGCATAGACATCGCAGTCGAAATAGTGGTTTTCGCCGCGCGCCTTCCAGGAGAAGCGCTTGCGGCCCGTGGCCTTGTTTTCTTCCTCGAAAATGTATTCCGAGGTGAGTTGCTGGAAGACATGGTCTTCGCAATCGCCCGGGAAGTGATAGACGCCCCGGGCGGGGCCTTCCGCCTCGCTGGGTTTTTCCAGCGTCTTGCGGAAGCGTGTGACGATGACGTTTTTCGCGTCCCAGGTGCCGATGTGCCAGACCTTCAGCCCCGCAAAGCGCTTGCGCTTGCCCGAGGTTTTCAGCTCGGTCTCGGTGGCCTTCCAGATCATCGGCTTGTGCCAGCCGCCCTCGCCATTGATGGCCAGGACGCGCGGATCGCGGCGCTTTTTCACGAAGGCCTTGACCGCGTCGGTATTGTAATTCGCGTCGATCAGAACCCGGTCGAAGGCGAAGCGGGCACCGCCGGGAAGCGGCGCGCCGGCATCGGTGAGCGTGTGCAGCTTGCGCCAGACCTCTGATCCGGGCTCGGCCGTCTCGCCGGCGATGAAGCCATAGTCGAGGACCCAGCTTTCCTCGTTCCGGTTCCAGCCCTTGACCCAGAAATAGACGCCATCGCGCTGGACATCGACGGTGAGCGTGAAGACGAGCGGACCCCACACGCCCCGGCCGCGATGAAAGGCGGCATCCTTGCGGGCGGCGAGCGCTTCCCAGTCGGGCACATCCGTCGTCAGTTCGTAAACCCGGCCGAGCACGGTGTTGAAAAACACCTGTTCGGCCTTGGGATCGCCCTGCGCCTCGGCCCATTTCGCGCAGATATTGTCCAGCGTCTCGAACGCATTGATGACGCCGGTAATCCAGAATCCCGGCCGGCCCGCCAGCGGGCCCATGTTGCGCTCTTTCCAGATCTCGACCTCGCCGGCCGGGATCACCTTCGGCGGGGTGACGCCCTCGACCTTGGCCGTCGGGATCCAGACGCCCGCGCCCAGCATGTCGGGCTTGTCGGCATCGGTGTGGCAGTGTTCGCAGGCGGGGCACTGCAGATAGGCTTCCCAGGGCGCCTCGGCATTGGACTGGATATCTTCCCAGTCCCAGTCGACCTTCGCGCCGCAGCCCTGGCAGCCCATGTAGTAGCGGCGCCGGTCGGACGCCTCGTATTTCTTCATGATGCGCGAAGCGCGCGCGATCAGCGGCGTGGAGATCGCCAGGATCTTGGCCAGACCCAGTTTGAGATAGGTCTTGAAGCGCTGATCCGCGAGCTTGTCGGGATCGCCCTCGCCCTCGGCATTCTCGGCCCAGCCGTCCAGATCGTCCTTCACGCCCAGGCGGATGGTGTGCTGGCGCAGCGTGGCGGCAGAATTCGAGCCGGCGCCCAGGATGGACGAGCCGTTCGCGAACTTGATTTCCAGCCCCTTGGATCCGCCTTCCGTGCGCGAATGGCGGGGCAGCACACAGCCGCCCTCTTCCGGATTCAGCACTTCGGAAGCCTCGACCAGCTTCCAGTATTTGCGCTCCGCCCAGGCCTTGAACTGGCTGACCGTCGGGTGGATCACCATGGCCGGCGCGTTGAAGGTGGACAGACAGGCCGACAGCCAGAGATCCGCCACCACCGTCCCGCCGGACTGGGCCGGCTTGATCACGGGTATCTCGTCGCCCGGCCGGTCGGGCGACAGCTCGAACAGGATTTCCTCGAGATACGGCGCCGTTGCGTGGCGGAAGGGCCCCGGTGCGGGGGAGCCTTCCGGAAAGCTCACATGCCGCGGATCGGTCGGCCAGGCCGCCACGTCCAGCGGCGGGGGCGGGCGCAGCGCGTCCAGAAAGCCGCGAACGACATCGCGGCCATTGCGCGCGAGCGCCACCGACAGCGGAATATCGGCAATACTACTGACAGCGTCCCCGATCTGGGATCCGTCAGCCATGATCCTGTTGCAGGGCCAGCGCCTCTTCCGCGGCCTCTTCCAGCAGTTCTTCGCCCAGGTCGGAAGCGAAGGCCTCCAGACCGAGGCGCAACTCTTCCACGATGATGCCGCGCGCCTTGCGCGGGTCTTTCGGGTCGATCCGGTTTGCTGCCGGAATCGCCGTCATCATGATGGCGGTGACGAGACGGCCGGCCAGCCGGTTCCAGCGTTCCGACATGCCTTTCTTGTCGACCAGCGAGCCGACCAGGCGTTCATACTGGACCCGCTTGGTCTTGGCCGTGAAAGTGCGCGTCACGGCGTCGGCCTGCTGGCTGGCCAGGCGCGACGGATCCACGCTCTGGCGCGGCGCGGGGTCCTCGTCGTCATCATCGGCCGGCCCCGGTGCGGCCTGGGCCTTCAGCGGGTTCTGCCCTTCGGCCCGGCGCCGATCCGACGCCACCGCGTCGACCAGCTGGCCGCCTTCGCCATCATCGGCCAGGACGATCAGCCCGCGTTTCTTCCAGCGCGAGACCGACTGTTTCTTCACCCCGCGCGCTTCGCCATAATCCTTCTGGGTGGCAAAATAGGCCGGCGACCCGTCATCCAGCGATTTCTCGAGCATTTCCGAACGGGTCGACATGGCCTAACACCCCGCCCGATCAGGACCGGGCTTTCTCCTTTTCCTGGCGCGCCTTCAAATCGGCCGCGGCCTGGTGCGACTTCCCGTCGCTTTCCCGCTTCGCCGGAATTCCCATCACCCGGAACGCCGCGGTCACGATCTGGTCGGCGGCACTCAGGGCGCCCGCATCGGCATCCGCCGAAACCTCGAACCGAAGCGACTTGCCGAGCAACCACACATCGCCGGCCGAACACCCGTTCGGCACGTCCGCTGCATCGGGAGCATTCCGGGCCGGTGCGGCATCCGGCTTTGACGTGCGTTTCGTGGCGGCTTTGCCGGACTTCGGCGCGTCGACACTGTCCAGCAGCTTCGCCAGATCCTTGTCCGAGAACCCGATCCCGGTCAGGTCGACTTCCGCCGTTTGCAGATCGCCCAGCTCGGCCTTCAGGATATCGTCATCCCAGCGGGCCATGTCCGCGATCCGGTTGTCGGCGAGGCAATAGGCGCGCGCCTCTTCCAGCGACATGTGCGACAGGTCGACACCCGGGATCGTTTCGAGCCCGATTTCCTTCGCCGCTTCCCACCTGCCATGACCGGCCAGCAGCATCCCGTCCTGCCAGACACCCACCGGCACATTGAACCCGAACCGCCGAATGCCCGCGACCAGCGCCGTCATCTGGCGCTTGGAATGCTTGCGCGCATTGCGCTCATAGGGACGAAGATCAGAGACGAGGAAGTCCCGCACCGGAGCGCAATCCACCTCATCCAGCACCGCAGTTTCGGTCACCGGTCACCCATCTTGAAAAGCTGTGTGTCTGCAAAACCCCCGCGCTCAGATGCCCCGTATACGCGGATCGGGCCAGGAGGACCCGCAAGCATCTTATTTTTCAGCGCGCGGCCATGAAAAAGCCCCGCTGCGGCTGGGCCGGCGGGGCTTTCCGAGGCGCAAGTTCCACCTCTACCGAAAAGCATATCCACTAAAACCGGTTTAGGGTCAACCGGTCCCGCGCAGGAAATGTTGACCGAGGGACGCCAGACCGATGGCGATCATCGTTGCCTTGCTGGCCCGGACGCGCTCCGGAGTGCCATCGGATTTTTTTTCAGGGTCGAGCCGGAAGTCGTCCAGAGGGCGGCCGCCATCAAGGCAGACCCAGTCGACCAGCTGCCGGATCTGCACCGCTTTGCGCGGGTGCGCGACACACCGGCCCAGCGCCTGGCGCGCCAGCCTGAAAGCGCTGGCCGCATGCATGTGATTGATCATCGACATCTCGGTATCGCCGCCGCCACCGCCTTCCACGCGAGGGTCCGACAGATCATAGGACGAGCACCCCACCTTGGTGGCATCGTTCAGGTAGGCGTAGTGCGACCCCGCGGCCAGCTCTTCCAGCTCGATCAGCCCGACCCCGCGCGTCGGCTTGTAGAGCCGGTACAATTCCGCGCTGGGTGACATCGCCCGGATCATCGGCCCGTCGATCTCGATCCCGCGCACCATCATGGTGAAGGCGTCCAGATGCTGGCCGACCAGGGACTTGCCCAGATCTTTCTGGATCTGGATCAGCCGCTCGATCCGCTCATTGGCCGATTGCCATTCCGGGCTCTGGATCGCCTCGGCCTGCCGCTTGGCATCCGCATCGCGCCGGGCCTGGCGCTTCTGGGCGAGGTAATCGGCATGGGAGAGGAAGCCGGCCTTTCGGGCCCGTTCGTCCATCGCCTCCGTTGCCTTGGCCTTCGCATCCGGCAGGGCAGCGCGCATCGCGCCGGTGGCCTCAAGTCGCGCCATGGGCACGCTCCTCGCAGTTGGTGGATTGTCGGGATGTGGATGCGGACAGACCGCGCAGGCCGTCGCTAAACCAGTCGTCAGGCGCCGTGCCGTCCAGCCATTGTGCCCGGCCAGCGGAGAAGATGCGGCCCGCCAGCACCAGCGCCCAGCAGCATTGCTTGTCATAGCCCAGATGGATCAGGGCGCCGGTGAACACCGACCGGAAGTCATGTTCGGCGCCATCCACCACGATCCGGCGCACGCCCTGCGGCTGGCCCTCGATCACGGTTTCCGCCACCCGGAAGCGGCCAAGCCAGGGCTTCACCTTCACCGGCATGCGGCTGTCATTCCCGGCCAGCGCCGCGCGGACGATTTCGCCCTCCGGCCCGTCGGGAAGCTCGAGACCGGCATCCCGGCCACCCGCCGCCTTGCCCTCGTCGTCATCGGAGCGGGTGCGCGCATCAGCGCGCGCGCCCGCGCCAGATGTAGTATCTGTAGTCTTAACGTAGTGGGAGACATGGGAGTCTCCCTTTTGTGTCTCTGAAGTCTCCCTTTCGTGTTCCCCACGTCTCCCTTTATCGCCAGAAAAGGGGGACGTGGCGTCTCCCTTTTTTTCGTCATGGCCAAGCGTGGCAGCTATGCGCGTGCGCAGGGATTTGGGCAGTTTCTCCAGCGGCACGAACTGGCACAAGGCGTCCAGATCCAGCTCATAGACGGGCGGCTTTCCGCGGCCGGTTCCCGTCCCGTCGGCCGTCGCCAGAATGCCCAGATCGGCCAGGTGGCGCAGGGCACGTTGCACCTGCCGCTCGCCATAGCCCGTATCCTCGGCCAGGTACTCCTTGGCCAGCGGCCGCACCGCCACGCCATCATCATTGCAGGCATCGGCGATGCGCGCACAGACGGCCTTCACACAGGCCTCGGCAATACCCGATTTTGGACCGATGTCGCCTGTCGCCGGCTGCGGCGACAGGCCCAGATCCCGCGCCATCCAGACCAGACCCTGGACAAATCCGCTCACGCCACAGCCCTCCCCGCTTCCTCGCCGGGATAGTTCGCCTTCACCAATGCCGCCGCCAGCGGCGGGCAAACACTGTTGCCGCACATCCGGGTCTGCGCCGTCTTCGGCAGGGGCCCAGCGGCCGTCCGGTCAATGATGTAGCTGTCCGGAAAGCCCTGGGCCCGGTAGAGCTCGGCCGGCGTGAGCATGCGCATGCCGATATCGACCAGCACCATGTCCACGCCCCGGATCGTGCAATGCACCAGACCGAAGCGATCGCGCGATGTCACGGTGTGCAGCGGATCGGACAGGCGGGGATCCTGGTCGGCCCCGTAATATTTCATCAGGAACGGCGCGATCAGCGCGGCATGGTTGCCGCCGGCACAGACCGTGTGCAGCGGCTGCTCGGCAGAGGCGTCCCGCCGGCTGCTGCCCTTCATCGACATCATGTGCGCCGTAACAAGCGACTGGGTACAGCCCTTGCCCACGATGGTGGAGACCGGTTCGTCCATGTCATGACCGACAACGCCGGTATTGTTCTGCGCCATGAAAGCCGCCTGCACGACCGTCTGCTGGGTGCAGCGGTGCGTCAGGGTCGACAGCGGCTCGTCCACCGCTCGCCCGATCCGGTCGCTGTTGTGCTGCGCAATGAAGGACGCCACCGCGATCGCGTTCTGATCTTTCGTGCTGGCGCACACCGTGTGCAGCGGGTCGCCCGCATCCCGGTTGCCGCCACCCTGCTGGGCATAGGTCACAACCGGCGTGATCAGCGCATGGGCATCCCGGGCCGCCGTCACCGTGCGGAAGGGTTCGTCCATGCCCCAGGCGCGCTGATTGCCGCCGTGATTGCACGTCACGATGAACGGCTCTCCCGCCGCGAGGACATAGCGCACCACGCCCCGCGCGATCCGGCGCATGGTCGCATCCGCCAGCGGGCGGACCAGGCGCTGCCCGGTCTCCTTCCGCCAGGCCTCGGCCTCATCCTTCGTCAGGAAGATCGAGGGGCACGGAACCGACCAGTCGATAATGCTGGCCGCCGAGCGCCAGGGCTTCAGCCGCCCGGCCTTCACATCCTCGCTTTTCGGGTCGCCATGCGTCGGCTGCGGCCACACGATGGGCTCGCCATCGCGCCGGGCGATCAGAAACAGGCGCTTGCGGATCGTCGGCGCGCCATAATCACAGGCCCGCAGCTCGCGCCATTCCACCTTGTAGCCCTGGCGCTTCAGCTCTCCCACCCAGCGGCGAAACTCGAACCCCTTGCGCTCCGGGCATGGCCGGTTGTCTTCCGTCAGTGGGCCCCAGTCCTGGAACTCCTCGACATTCTCAAGACAGATCACCTTCGGCCGGGCTCGCTTGGCCCACAGCACCACCACCCAGGCCAGGTCGCGGATATTCTTCGCCACCGGCTTGCCGCCCTTGGCCTTGGAAAAATGCTTGCAGTCCGGGCTTGCCCAGAAAAGGTCAACCGGCCCGTGCTGGCGCACGATATCGTCCGGATCGACCTGCCAGACATTGGAGTTGAGGTGCCGGGTCTCCGGATGGTTCATCGCGTGCAGGGCGATGGCATCCGGATCGTGATTGATCGCCACGTCCGGCCCGCGGCCCAGCGCCATCAGAATGCCCGTGGAGGCTCCGCCCCCGCCGGCGAATGCGTCGACAATCACCCCCATCACGCCACAACCTCCGAACAATCCGTCCAGCGCGTGGCCGGGCGGCCGAATACGCGGGCGGTGGATCTGGGCCGGGCCAGAGGCGGGCGGGGCACATCGCGGGCGATGCTGCGCGGCTTTGCCGGCGGCATGCCGATGCCCCATTTGCGGGCCAGATCCTTGATCGTGGAAGGCGCCCGATCCATCGACCGGGCAATCGCGGTCGGCGACTCGCCCGCGCGCAGCCGCGCCCGGATGATCGACAATTCTTCCTTGCGCAGCGGGTCGACAGTGCGCGGGCGCACAGGATCGTCCTGCAGGGGCGGCGCATCGTCCGCGCCCAGCACGGCCAGGGCGGCCATCACGCCGGGATCGTCCGCCTCGAGCGGCCCGCGGCTCGGCTGCGCACGCCGCACGACGCGCGCCAGCGCATCGCGCGCTTCGCACACCCGCTTGAAGGCCTGCAGATCCACGGCCACCGCTACCGGGCTGGTGCCGTCGCGCCGCGCCAGTGCCACAAATCCGGCCCAGCGGGCCCGGTTCGGCAACAGGCCATACGGGCCCGATCGCTCGCGCGGCGGCGCAAACAGGCGCGCCGGATCCGCACCGATTACGGCCGCCGCCGCTTCAATGGCCGCACGGCATTCCTCCGGCAGCGGAACTTCCAGCCGCGGTCCTCGCCTCGTCATGGGCGTTTCCTTTCCTGCAGGTCGGTGAACTTTGTCCGGGCGCCCTCGAAATGCAGGTGCGCGGATCCGATGGCGCCGTGGCGCTGTTTGCCGATGATCACCTCGGCCAGGTGTGCGATCGCCCGGAATTCATCTTCCCAGGCGAGATATTCCGGCGTGTCCTCGCGCGGCTTGTCGCGTTCCTTGTAGTAGGCCTCGCGATAGACGAAGGCGACCACATCGGCGTCCTGCTCGATCGATCCCGACTCGCGCAGATCGGCCAGTTGCGGTTTCTTGTCGGCCCGGTCTTCCACCTTGCGCGACAGCTGGGACAGGGCGACAACCGGCACATCCAGCTCTTTCGCCAGCGCCTTGAGCGACTGGGTCACCTCTGACACTTCCTGCACCCGGCCGTCATTGCGGCCCGCGCGTGAAGCGGTCACCAGCTGCAGATAATCCACCACGATCAGGTCGAGGCCGTGCGTGCGCTTCAGGCGCCGCGCGCGGGCGCACAGCTGGGCAATCGGCAACCCGCCCTGATCGTCGATATAGAGCGGCAGATTGGCGATCTCGATTGCCGCATCGCGCAGCGCCTCGTATTCAACCTGTTCGATCTCGCCGCGCCGGATGCGCGTGCCCGGAATGCCGGTGTAATCGGCCAGAAGACGGGTCGATAATTGCTCGGCCGACATCTCCAGCGAGAAGAATCCCACCACCCCGCCGGCCACCGTGCGGCGGGTGCCGTCGCCGGAATTCTCGAACCGGTAATTTTTCGCCACATCAAAGGCGATATTGGTGGCCAGCGCGGTTTTGCCCATGGAGGGCCGCCCGGCCAGGATGATCAGGTCCGACGGGTGCAACCCGCCCAGAATATCGTCCAGCGACTTCAGCCCGGTGGAAATGCCCGACAGGCCGCCATCGCGCTCATAGGCCGCCGCCGCGCCCTCGATCGACTGGGCCAGCGCCATCTTGAAGCTGATGAAGCCGCGCGCGGCCGACCCCACTTCGGCCAGGCCGTAAAGCTGTTGCTCGATCTCGCCGATCAGCGCGCGCGCCTCGATCTCGGCATCCGCGCCGGCGGCATTGACCAGGTCGGAGCCGATGCGCACCAGTTCGCGGCGCAGGAAAAGCTCATAGACGATCTTGGCGTATTCCACCGCGGCATGGCCGAGGACGGCGCCTTCCATCAGCACGGCCAGATAGGTCGTACCGCCGATCTCGCCCAGGCCTTCATCCCGGTCGAAATGCGATTTCAGCACCACCGCATCGGCCAGGGATCCGCGGCCGATAAGCCCGCCGGCGGCCTCGTAGATCCGCCCATGCACGGGATCGTAAAAGTGTTCGGCCTTCAGCCAGTCGGCGACCCGGTAGAACAGTTCGTTCTCATACAGCAGCGCGCCCAGGAAGGCCTGTTCGGCGTCCAGATTGTGCGGCGCCTTGTCGTCGGGCGCCGGCTCGCCATGCGGGCCGAAGGGCACGATGTTATTCCCGTCCATCGGCGCCTCCCGCATCGGCCAGGATGGCCGGCCATTCCGGCAGGCCCGACAGCAGGGGCACGATGGCGCAGACCAGTTGCCGGGTGGAGATCTGCGCTCCGCCCAGCCCGGCGAAGGCCTCCATCACCGGCTCGATCATGTCGCGCGCCAGGCCGGCCTCTCCGGCGCGCGCGCCGCAATCCTCGAGAATGGCGAAGGCCGCTTCGCGGGCATGGCCGCCCTCGCCCAGCCGCGCATCGGCGGCGGCGGTCAGCGTGTCCACGAGGGCAATCACCCGCGGATCCGGCGGCGTGGTGCGGTCGATCATCGGCGCCCCGCCTTTCCGGCCGCCTCGGCCACGAATTTCCCTTCGCGCAAATAGCCCGCCCAGCCGCCGGGCACGGCGATGGCCGGGTAGAGCGTCGGCACGGCCACCGATCCGGTCACGCGCCAGCTCGGACGGCGCCAGGGCTGGCGCCATCCGATCGGCTCGACCACATGGCACCGCCCCGACACCGGACACATGAAGCGCAGCCGCGCGATGCGCCCGGGATGCCGGCACTCGCGTCCGGCCGCATCCTCGAACCGGTATTCGCCGGGATAAAAGGGCAGAGCACCGGCGACTAGATGGGCGATATAGACCTTGGGGCGGAGGTGGGCTGTCACGCTTCCGCCCTCCCCGGCTCGGCCATGTCGAATGCGGCCCAGCGGGCGGCGGCCCGTATGCGGGGCACATCGTCATCGGCGGGCGTGAACAGGCCCAGCATGCCGCGCGCCGGAATCGGCGTCTGCAGGCGCACCGGGTCGGTGAGCACAAAGCCCCATGGCCCGAAAAACCAGGGGCTTTCATGCGCGGCCACCACGTCGACCAGCCGCGCCACGCCCAGATAGGCGCCGGTCTCGATCCGCGGCGCGAGTGCATGGCCGCCAGCGCGATGCCAGGCGATGCCCTCTTCGTCGATCGTCTTGGCGGCATGCAGGGCGATCAGCCCGCGATAGCGCGTCGACCAGCTGCGGTTTTCCACCGGCTTGGCACCGGACAGGATGCTGTCGCACCAGGGCTGGCGGATGGAGAGGGCTTTCAACTTCATGGGGCGCATCACAGGCTGCGCCGCACCCGCCCCGCAGCATCGCCGCGGGGCGGTGCAGCAGGTTGCTAGGTCCGGGACTGGCGGCCGAAGAAGACCGGCACGCCGGTGTTTTCAGTCACGGCCGTGGCGATCTGCCGGAACAAGGCTTGCCGGGCGTACTCGACGCGGTGCCAGGCAAAGCCGAGAGACAGGCCGCCGCCACTCACCTTGTAGCGCAACCGCGCCTCCAGCTGCATCGGCGCCTCGCCGGCATAGATGGGAATGTTGAGGATGAATTTGCGCGGCACCACCACATCGCCCTTGGTGCGCGTCTCCTCCTCATAGATGAAGCGCCGGTCGCCATTCTCCGTCGTGATCGACGATTTGAACTGCACCCCCTGCACCGCTTCCAGATCGCGGGAAATCTCGATCAGGGTCGCCGCCTCCGGTTCGTCAACATCCGCGGCGTTTTCGTCCAGGAAGAACGCAAATTCGTCCTGCGGCAACATCTTGCCTTCGGCCTCATCCCAGCGGCGGAACTCTTCGGAAACCCGCAGTTTGAGCACTGCCGCGTGCTCGACCGCCCGCACGCGGGAGGCGAGATCGTCCAGTTCGCTGGCCGGGTCGGATGCCAGGTGATAGTCGATCAGGCCACGGATCTCGCCGCGGTCGATATCAGCGATCAGAACCGAACCGTCTTCCTTGAAGCGGTTCAGATAGTCGGTCAGGCTCTGGCGCTCGTCGACGGTCACTTCGCCGCGCGGACGGGGCCGCAATGCATGCGGGTCGCTGACATCCTGCAGCGTGTAATTCTCCGGGATCAGGGCGAAGGCCCGGCCGCCGGGGGCGTCATGTACCGGCGCCATGGTCAGACCGGCCCGGATGGCAACGGCCAGCGCCTCTTCCGGCTCCGGATAATCGCTGATCAGGGCTTTCGGGTTGGGCCGGATGCCGCCGGATGCGTGAGCGGCCGCGGAAACTGTATCATTCATCGAACTTGCCTTTCAGGGCTGGAGGAAGAGGAAGGGTCGGCGGACGCCGTCACATGCCGCCGTTGATTTTCTCGCGGCGGGTGGCCAGATCGTCTTCCAGATCGGTCTGGCGCGGGTCGGTCTTGGTGAGCCGGGAATCGTCGGTGAGGTAGAAAATCCCCGTGCCCATCTCGCGGCGCGGGATCTTCGCGGCGACCGACGGCTTGCACTCCAGCTGCCCGGCCTTATTCAGCTTCAAGGGCAGCTTGATGACCAGCTCGCCGGGCGCGCCTGTCTCGCCGATCGCATCGAGAACCTTGTCGAGTTGATCGGAACATTCCCCGGCCAGCGCGCCATTGCGCAGACCGAAGAAGAACTCGTTGAAATTGAGGGTTTTCATGCCCTGCTCTCCTGTCGTGATTTGTCCCGATGCTGGTCATGCCCGGCCGCGGTGCGCGCCCGGTCACGCGCGGCCAGCGCCCGCGCCGTGTCTGCAAGGTCCGCCTCGTCTTTCCAGAGGTGGCGGACGGAAGGGGGGAGCGTGGCCCAGTTCACGGGCGCGCACCGGCAGCCGTGCTGGCGCGCTCGCGCCCGCTGGCCGGATCGATATCGCCGGGATCGTCGCGTTCGGGCAGGAAGATCTCGAACCCGTTGCGGCGCGACACTGCGTTGAACTTGCGGTGCACCACGGCCTCGAAACCGCCGCACCAGTCCTCGCCCAGAAGCATCAGCCGGCACATGGCCTGACTGGCGTGATCGCCCAGCTCTGCGCGCATGACGTCATCGGCCAGGCTATTGCCTGTCACCCCGTCGCGGCTGCGGTTCAGTTTCTTGACAATGTCCAGCATCTTGCCGACCGAGGCCGACACACCCAGACCCAGCGTGTCGGGGGAGACGCGGAAAGCGGCCGACAAGGCCAGCGCCCGGCGAAGGTCCACACCAGAAAACGCCGCAAAGCCGCACCGCGCCACGAACAGGTCGAGATAGAGCACGACGTCGGCCAGTTCGGCGCCGATCCTGTCGGAGTAATCCGAACTCACACGCTCGCCGCTTTCCAGGCCTTGCCGCCGCGCGAGGATCTCCTCGCACAGCTCGCCGACTTCGCCGGCCAGGGCGACACCCCATTCCGACAGATCCCAGTGTTCGACACCGCCGGGATGCCAGGCGGCACAGCGCTCCAGGTTCGCGCTGCGCAGCGCGTCAAAGTCATAAGGCCGGTTCATGCCGGGACCTCCTCTTGATGATTTCGCGAAACAGCCGCTTCGGCGCGGGCGCGCTCTTCGGCCTGGGCGCTGACGAGTGCGTCGACCACGGCGAACACGGCGCCGTCCGGTGCCGAGCGGGCCTGCGATGCGTGCAGGTCCTGCAGATCCCAACCCGCGGGCGGGCGCAGCCTGTCGGCCAGCAGGCTTTCCACGATCCAGATTGCATCCAGCAACAGCTTCGCGTCGTCTGGGCACTGCGGCCGCATGGCAGGGACCCGCACATCGGTAAGACCGGTCAGCGTGCCGTCGGCGCGGAATCCCGCATCAACGCCCAGCACGAGGCCGCGCCACGATATCACCAGCGTCCGGATGCCACCGAAGGCGGCGGGGTGCTGAACCCTGACCCCGGCGCTCACGACAGCCCCCTGATCGCGATCTCGCGCAGAGCCCACATCGCATTGGCCAGCCCGGCCCCGGCCAGCGCGGCCAGCACCAGCAGGGCGAGAATGCCCGCCGCGCCCATCGCTTCATCGTCGCGTCGAACCGCCTTCATTCCGCTTCCCCCCTCAAGAATGGATGATCGTCCAGCAACTGGGCCTCGGCCGCGGCAAAGGCGCGCTGCGCCTCTCGCAGGGCTTTCAGGAATTCCGGCGCCTCGGTGCGATCCACCTTGCCGTCGCGCAGATCCTCGCTGGCCTGGGCACCGAACTCGCAGGCCTCGCGCAGCGCGTCGAACATCACGCCCCGGCCCGTCACCGCCGCCGCCACCGGCATCAGGCGAAAGCCCGCAATCCGCGCCAGCGCTTCGGTCACAAAGGGCCGCCGCGCGCGCCTTTCGGCATCGGCGATCACGTCGACGGGCGCAAAGGCGGGCTGTTCATGCTTGACGTAATTGCGCAAAGTCTCGGCCGAGCCCGCGCGTGTTTCCTCAAAGAACTGCTCCGGCCCGCCCGCATCCTTGAAGGCCAGCCGGGTGGCATTCTTCAGCGCGGCATAATCATCCGCGCCCAGCACCCGGCATTCCGGCGGCTTGGCAACCCGTCCGCTCATTCTTGGGACCCTCCCGGCTTTCCCGATTTGCAGGCCATGCCGGGCAAGCCATGCTTGCCGGCATGAAACGGCACGGCATCACACCCGCCGCGATTGCGGCTCTGGCGCGCCAATGGGGCGCCCCGGCCTGTGCCGCGCGCGACCGGCGCGTGGCGGCCTGGACGAATGAAGACATGGCAGGGGCGGCGCTGGCCGGGGGCAGGACCGGACAGGGGATCAACGCCGCCCCCGCCCCGCATGCGCCCGGCGGCACCCATCGCACGGCGCGCAAGGCGAGAGCCCGCACCGGTGCAGGGGGACGCGGCGCCGCCACGGCGCATGCGGAAGGGGATGAAGGCACGGAAAAAGGTGCCCGCACCGGCCGTCTCATCGGCGCGGGCACCAGGCAGGGAGCCGGGGAAAATGACTGAGAACCCGGCACCCGGGGGAAAGCTGTGGATATTGCAGCGCAACACGCGCGGGTTGCGCGGGGCGGGCGTGACACCCGTCACGCTCACGCCGGAATTTTCCGGATCATGGCTAGCCCATGTTCCGTTTGGTGTGTTCCGGTGTTCTGGCCGTCCGTTCGGCCCTGCAGCGATTATGGCGCGCCTGCCCGGTTTGCGCCCGCGGACACCTTCGGCCCGAACCGGCCCCGCGCGGGCCGCGCTATGTCCATGTCGAGATCCGGCTGCAGCGCTGCAGCCATTGCAGCCATCGTGCGGCGCGCGTGATCCCGGCCACGGATCGTTAACCACAATCCCGCGTAAATTGCTGATTATTTTATGCAAATTCACGCCAAGGTCGGCGCGGAATGTCGCAGCCGAACCCTTGGTTGGTTGTGTCACCCGCGGTGACAGTTCATTCCCCTCGCCCCCGGGCAAGGGAGAAGGACATTGGAAATTCGAGTACGCGGTGCACCCGCGCAGTACGACTGGACGGCCGACCGCAAGTCGGCGGCCCTCACCTGGCAGGTCGAGGATATCCGCATCATTCCCGGCGACCCCGCCGAACGCATCAAGCTCGTCATCGAGGGCGAGCGCGCGGCGTGGTTCTGGGTGTGGGGAAACACCGACGCCGGCCTGCTGCAGGAGACCATGGAAGCCCAGTTCGAAGGCAAGCCCTCGCGCCTGCTCGAGGAGGTGCGGGCCGCCTTCGCGCGATATCTGCGCCGCGAGTGACATCAGGAGGCCTCGCGCTGGAACGGCTTGTCTTTCACGGCTCGGCGGGCGCGGGCGTCCTTGTCCATCTTCTTCAAACGGGCGCTGGCCTGCGCAAGCGTGTCCCAGCGGATTCCCCGCTTTCCGGCCTCGATCTGGCTTAATACCAGACCGCCGCCCAGAAGCTTGCGGGACAAGGTCGAGAACGCCATTCCGTGTTCCTTGCAGAAGGCGTGCGCGTCACGGATCAGATCAGTGGGTGTCGTCATGATGACCGAAAAGTGCGCTAAAACACATTTTCAGTCAAGCCGTCGCGAGTGTGTCATAACACATTCGCCAGCGATTGCCCTTATGGGGCAAGATAATCGCATGGATATTCGCGGCCGAATCCGACAACTGATAGAGGAAAGAGGGCTCAAAGTTCAGCGAGTTTCGCTGGACGCCGGCTTGGGCCAAACGACCTTGCGCGACTACCTCAACGACGAGGATCGCGGCATTACAGACAAATCACTACTTAAGCTGGCAGACTATTTTGAGCTGTCTTTTTCAGACTTCTTGCTCGGAACCCCGTTTCAACACGAGGAAGCAAGCGAACTCTGGCGCCTGATGAGCGACGAAGAGCGGAGCGGCGCAATCGCATATATGCGAACCGTCATCGAACAGCGGCGCCCCCGCAACTGGCGGTCCATATTCGATCGCCCCCAACTGCACGCGGCGGAAAAACAAGACGAATTCACTCGCGAAGATCCATCCGGCACGCGACAGCCGCGCAGATCATAACGCCGCTACCGGTTCGCCGTACCGTCGGCTTCATGCACTCGGACGCCAATAGCGAATACTGCCATTGCCTCTGCATTATCGGCATTGAACGGAAGCTCAAAGCGCAACATTTCCCGCTCCACAGCACCGGTGACCGCTTCGCGCGTGAACGCCCCGCCCCATGCGGAGTAGGTGCTCATATAGAACGCCATGGGATCCTGTCTTTTCGCGACAAGATCGCCCTGCGGACTTAGCGTGAACTCAGCTACGAACCCATCAAAGTCAGTACCATTGCGCACAAGACCGACAACAGGAACAAGCGTCCAGGGATTCATGCTTCCTCGTGCAGAGTAGTAGCGCCACTGCGATCCCGAAGCACCGATCAGTACATCGTGAGGCTGGCCGTATAGATAGTAGATATCCCGAGGGCTGGTTTGCCCCACTACGACACGCTCAAACCTTGCCTGGTCAAGCACCGCGTCGTCCCCGACCGGAAGCGCGCACCCCGAAAAAGCAACACATGCTGCGACGACAATACCCAGACGCATTTCACCCCCCCTAGTCTCTCGCTCCCACAACCTTACAACATCCATCGACGCCTATCCAATCCTTGATCCGGCGGCCGCGGCAGTGTGCAAAAACATTTTTTGTTTGACGAGTGTGTTTTAACACACTTATTGTCCCTCCGATTTTCGGAGGACATCCCATGCCTGACTGGCTCCGCCATCCCGTCATCACCGTGCCGCTCGAAGCGATCGGATTCGTGCTGTTTTTGTGCGCGCTGTGCGGCCCGATCGTGATCCTGGCCGTTCTGCAGGAGCCAACACCATGACCGACGACACCCCCACCCCCGAACAGGACCCGTTCGCCGCCCATGCCGAGGCGGCCGGGCTGGGCCATGCCATGCACCCGCTCTCCAAGGACGGCGATCGGGCCTTGCGCGCGATGTTCGCCGCCATCCGGCGCCTGGTGCGCGCGGAAACCGTCGCCGGCAACCTGACCCACGCCCAGATCGTCGCGGCCGCCATGCAGTTCGCCGGCGACGCCGCACGCGGCGCCCTGCACGAGGCCGGCGCCGAACACATGAATGGCGACGAATACGGACAGATGGTGTGCTCCATCGTCGCGCCCCTGATGTTCCCGGCGCCGGAAGCCGTGCGCATGGAGATCTGCACCAATCTCGTCATGGCCTTCACCCCGGAAGGACAGGCCCTGCGCACCGCCATGGCGCGCGCCACGTCGGAGGGCACGGCATGACCGGAACATCCCCCGTCATTCTTCCCACCCCGCGCATCCGGGCCTTGCTGGACGGCCGCATGACGCAGTTGCGCATGCTGGGCGCCGACCTGCAGCCGGGCGCCGGCATTGCCCCCGGTCATCTGCTCTGGGTGAAGGAAAACTGGCGCACATGGGACCGCCACGATGGGCTGATCCCGTCCCGCATTCCGCGCGATGCCGCCATCTTCTTCGACACCGATGCCTGGCCCTACGAGATGCGCAAGCCCGGCCGCCGCCGTCGCGCGCTGGACATGTGCAAGCGCATGTCGCGGCTCACGCTGAAGGTGACGGCCGTGCGGGTCGAGCGCCTGCAGGACATCAGCGCCGCGGATGCTCTGGCTGAGGGCGCATGCGGCAGCTGTCGCAACCTCGACACCGGCGAGGAGAC